CGTGCGGGAAAGACCACGGTGTCCCTGGCTCAGAAAGCCCGTGCGAACCTTGCCCAGTCCAACATTGTGGGCATGGACTACACGGCTTCTTCTCCACAAGCCTACGTCACCCCCAACTCACCCGGAGGTCCTAACCAGCACACGACTCCTGATGGGGAACAGGCAGATGCGACTGGGGAGACGGCCAGTGGGCGGCTGTGGAAGCCCGCTATCGCAGACGTGTTCACGGCGGTAGACATCGCGATGCAGCTTTCGGCCACCATGAACACGCCCCCGTTGGTCTTGCTCGTGAACCCCAACAACCTCTCGCTGAACATCACGAAGCTCCAGCAGTTCCAGGACCGGAGCCGTCAGGGCTACATCTTCCATGCCTGGGGTGAGGAGCAGCCCAAGCTCTCCATCACCGCCAAGTGCGGCGCGTTCATGTCCAGTGGTCGGGGCGTGAGCTTTGCCTCGAAGAGGGATTCGGCCTCGTGGCAGAACCTCATGAACGCCTTCACCATCTACCGGAACAACGGCTACATCTACGACACGCAGGGGCGCTCGAACGCTCACCACTTCGTCGGTCAGCTCTCTGTCTGGTACGACGGCTGGGTCTACTACGGGCACATGGAGAGCTTCAACTACGCCTACCAGGACTCCCAGCCCAACGGCGGCGTCGAGTTCACGATGGAGTTCACGGTGTCCGCCATGACGGACACGGCTCCTGAGACGACGAGTTTTGTGGCTCCTATGAGGTCCCCGACGCCTAGCCTCGACCGCCCCATCGCCCGTTCTCGGGGTGCGGCGGGCGAGTTCTCCATCGGACTGAACGGGCTCTATACGCAGGGCAGAGAGGTGAGCTACACCGAGGCGCTCCAGACTCTCATCCCGGAAGACCTCTTGCAGGTGGGGGACCACCTCGCCGGAGACGACCGACCGCGAGGGGTACAGTCACAGGAGACCGGGACCGACGGCTTCCAGACGGCCTCCGCCGAAGAGACCGAAGAGGTCAAACAGACAGAACGCGGGCGCTCCGAGAGGTTTGTGTGACATGGGGCTGACGCAACGACCATACATCGGGAGCTGGAAACTCGACGGCAAGCAGGTCGTCCAGCACACGCCAGACGCTCTCGTCTACCTGAATGGGGACCTCTCTATCCCCGGCTGCGCGAAGTGCTCTGGCCGCATCGACATCCAGCAGTTCGTCACTGAGGTGTCTGTGGACGCCGGGACAGACATGGGAGCGGCCTCTGCCAGCTTCACCCTGTCCATCCCCGTCCACCACAACGAATCGTTCTCACGGGACGCTCAGTTCATCCTGCATCCTGGCCTTGAGGTCCACATCTACGAGCGCGGCTACTTCCCAGTGAAGGGTATGTACTCGAACCTCGATGCCCCCCAAGGCCCCACGGATGCAGAGTTTGTGGTCACGCCAGTGCTGGGGGAGAAGGAAGAGGGAGACCGGAATTACGGGTATGAGCCGCCTAAAGGAGATTTGACCGAAGCGCAGATGCGGGAGTGGGCCAATAAGGTTGGCATCTCTCCAGATGTCCTGCTGATGGCGGTTGTCTGCGGGAACGAGTCCTCTCTTCGGAAAGATGAGCAGGTGTGGATTACCCACACCATGCTGAACCGTGCCCTCGACACCGGCAATACGGTGTGGCGGACGGCCACAGGTACTTCTGGGAGTACGGGTCGTCAGACAGGGGCCACGAGGCCCTATGCTTCAGCCAAGCACCCGACTGGCACCGCTCTTCAAGGCTTGGTAGGGACCGTTGAAGACACTCTGACTACGAGAAGGCAGTATGGGGAATCCGGGGAGGGTGCCCTTTCTTTCTTCCATTGGGGCGGACAGCAGGCGTCCTATGACTGCTACAAAGAGTTCAAAGCGCAAGGGTCCAAGCTACCCTGGACCTACAGGAACCGGACCTATACAGAGGAGAAACCCCCGACCAAGACCACGAAGACTCCTGAACAGGTGGTGGCCGCATGGGAGCGTGATGGGCTGAGTTGGATTCAGGACGCCCCGTTCAAAAGTTCGCGGATTCGGTTCTACCAAGATGAAAAAAATGGGGTCCCGGACCCGGCGGCTGTACAGCAGCAGGCCAACCATATTGACCCTCTCCCGGAAGTGGTCCCGGAGCCCGCTTCTGTCGATTCCGTAGACGCGCAATCGGGGGAGCAGCCTTCTGCGTTGGAGCAGGCTGGACTTCAGGGCCAGGACATCGAAAAAATCCTGGCATACCCCTACTACCATGTCTTCCACGGCATCGTGACGAGCGTGAGCCATTCCTACAGTGGGGGCGTGCAGACGGCTGCGGTCCAGTGCGCGTCGATGCTCCACTTCTGGCAGTACCAGCGGGTCTCGACTAACGCTTCGTTGTTTGGCCAGCGCCCGGCTAACTCGAAGCTCCGCATGAGCCTTGTGGGGCACAACTTCACGGGGATGCACCCCTACGAAATCGTCTACACCCTACACCACGACGTAGCCGGAGCGGCTGCGGGCGTTGGGTGGGCTTTGTCTCAGAAGACGAATCAGGATGCTCGCAGCACGGTCACAGGGGAATCCCTCTTCAGTTTGAATCTTCGCTACTGGGAGCAACGCTTCAAGTCGAGGGATATCAAGCTCAGGATGCACGGCGCGAGCGGGCACCTGTTCAACTCTGCTCAGGCCGCATGGCTGGCCCAGACGAGCAGTGGGGCTCTCACCCGGCTCATGAAGCAGCGGTTCAACAAAACAGGGGACAGTCACACCAGCGAGGTCATGAGCCAAGCCATCTCCCTTGGCCTGTTCAACAATCGTCGCCTGGAAGCTCTCCTCCAACTTCGGCGCACAAGCCCAGCGCAGTCGGATTCGAACAAGCCCAAGTTCGAGATGAACATGGGCGAGATGCAAGCGTTCGTCGCCAACATCGGGAACTTCGGGCAGATTGAGCTGTTCGAGTCCACCTACGAGTCGAAGCAGGATATCGTCGGCAAAGTCAGCGATGTCACGGGGTTCGAGTTCTTCCAGGATGTGGACGGTGACTTCGTGTTCAAGCCGCCCTTCTACAACATGGATACCCGGTCCTCGCGCGTCTACTGCATCGAGGACATCGACATCATCAGCCTCAGCTTCGATGAGAAGGAGCCCGAGGTCACGTACATGACCGTCAAGGGTATCGGCACCAAGCAGTTGCAGGGTACCGGCCTGGAAAACGAGTGGGGAGTCCGGGGTCAGTACATCGACTACCGGCTGGTGGCTAAGTTTGGGTGGCGGCCCGGCGATTATGAGACGGCCTACTTCTCGGACCCCAAGAGCATCTTCTTCGCTGCCGTGACCCGCATGGACGTGATGAACATTGCGGTGAACACCGCGAATCTGTCCATCCCGTTGCGTCCGGAGCTGCGTCCCGGCTATCCGGTCTACATCAGGTACCTCGACTGCTTCTACTACTGCTCCAGCTTCGCGCACAGCTTCAGCGTGGGCGGCGATTGCACGACCTCACTTCAGCTCACGGGCAAGCGAGCGAAGTTCTACGCGCCGGGGAGACCTACTCAGAATGGTATCGCGGCAATCGACCTCTCCAACACCCGGTTGCCGCAGAAGCCCCTGGAAGTCCTGGACAAGGCGGGGCGACCTCGGCTCGCAGGGTTCCCCAATGTCGTGATGGCGCTGGACCCGAAGCAAATCAACCCCTTGTTCTTCGTGACTGGGGCGGACGCAGCCATCATCAACAACAATGACACGCTCCAGAACTTGATGGAGCAGGGGGTCCAGCTAGGCATTCTGACGAAAGTCGATGGGCAAGAGAACCAGTGGAAGATGGTGACAGGGACGTACTCGGACAAGATTTTCTTCCTGCCCAACCTGAATACGGCGGACGCAGCGGGTTCGCAAACCTTGGAGGGCACCCCTGAGGGCTCTCAATTCGTAAACCTCTTGGAAGCTGCCAACAAGTACACCGTGTCCATGCAAGAGCAGACCACAGTCCTCGACAAGATGCGTCTGAAAATCAAGAAAGCTCGCAGCAAACTCGTCCGACTGGCGCAACGGGAAGAAGCGCTGACGAGAGAGGAGAGGCCCAAGGCTGCTCGCAAGAAGAAGGCCAAGCCGAAAGTGGTAGAGGCGGTGGGACCTCCGGAGCCACCAGCGGTTGAGGGAGGTTAGCGATGGCGGGGTTTTTTGATGGAGTGACCGGTGTCCTCAAGGAAGTCTCGAAGCGGATTGACGTTCAAGTCGCTGCGGACAAGAAGGCCAAGGGCAAGAAGAGGACGAAAACACAAAAGCTCCAAGACACCGTAGAGGAAGCTGCTGCGTTGGACAAGGAGATTGCGGATACGACAGAGGCTATCCGGACCGCCCAGGAGAACTTCGAGAAGGACAGTCTCGGGGACATTGATTCCGGTATTGGGTACCTCAAGCACCTCATCCAGACCATCGGTTCGGGGTTCATGACTTCTCGCCGGAAAGATGGGGAGTCCTTCGGCAACCTGAACTCCTCCATCAACCTCATGGAGATGCTGGCGGACAAGAAGGCTGTCTTCACCAACGGCTCTCTTCCAGGGACCTACCGGTACTACTCGGCGTCGCACCCCAAGAAAGAGCACCAGGGGCAGTTGGAGCCCAACATAGACCAGCGGGAAGAAGCTCAAGCGGCATCGGTCACGTACAAGAATCCGTTTTTGGAGGCTGTGTGGAAAGACGAGAAGGTGCTGGGGTTCGCCCCTCAGCCCACAGCACGGCCCAATGAACGGCTCCCCGATGCTCAGCTTATCGAGATGAGCCCCGAGTGGGGCATCAAGGTCCTGACGAACAACCCGGAGTTTCCCGGTGGGGAGACTGTCCCGACCAGTGAGATTCGGGAGCTGATGTTCTCAGTCTGCGAGGTGTCCCTCACGAAGCCTGCGACCGCAACAAAGGCGCAGAAGAAAACGACGGACGTCACCTCGGCATTCAAGCAGGCAATGGCTGCGCATTTCAAGAAGAGCGTGAAGGGAGACACCCATACCCTGACCTTTGAGGTTCTGCTGACACCGTTGATGCAGGAGTTCCAGGCCAAGTGTGCGAAAGCGGTTGAGAAATCCAAGGCGCTGTCCGTGTCTTCGGTGCGGCAAAAAATCGGAGAGTTCCCGGCGTTCGTGCTCCCCGAGACTCTGGGTGTTCGGGACATCTTCTTTTCTGTGGATACGACTGGGGATGCGGCCTTCGCGGAAGTGTCCGCCGCAGTCCCAGCCCTTTCCTTCACCGATTTCTTCGACAAGGTGGTGGAGTCCTTCGCGGACATGATGTTCCTTCAGTTCCGTATCTCTCGGAGGCTGTGGAAGGACAAGCTGGAGGCGGCCAGTCTGTCTTCGGACAAGGCTTTGGACGTCTGGGGATTCTTCACGGATTCCATCAAGAATGCGTATGGTTCTGTGGCTCGGGTCAAGCAAAAGGGGAAGAAGCGGGGCAACTATCGGTGGAAGAGCAAGGTGAATACCCCGGTGTTCCCTGTGTCCGACGAAGGGGGCTACGAAGTCATCGGGGCCTACTCCTACGGGCGTGGGGTGGATATTGACCCGGAAGGCGTGTTCGGAGTGCTCCACGCACAAGACCCTCTCGCGCTTCTCGACCGCTACATGGTGGACCGAATTGTTCGGGCCTTCATCCGGCGCAAGCCCGTCACCATCGAACGCCAAGTGCCACAGTATGCCGACGACAAAACCACTATCACCGGGTACACGACGGAAACGTTCACGTCGGCGGGTCCCAGGGCGAAGACGGCTCTGGAGCAAGAAGTCCTCAAGATGCTGCGAACGCGGCTGACGGACCAGCAGATACTCGATGTGGGACTTGCGGTGCGCAACAAGGACGACGCGACGATTCTGGACTTCGACCTGAACAACTGGATTGCTGAGAAATCCAGGGACGGCATCCAGAAAGTCCCTTTGAACAACGCTGCGTACTCCCTTGCCGACATGCAGGTGAACCTTCCGGCCAATATCTGCAACTGCAAGATGGCGGAAGCCAACGTGCTGCTCGATGTCGCTGGGCAGGAAGATTTCGTTCAGTTCGCTGCTCCGGGCACCACCCTGGCTCCGAGCTATGGGGACGGCACCCAAGACCGTCTGACCGAGTGGCTCATGGCGACCGCAGCTCAAAAGGCTGTTGGCTGGCAGTTCTCCCAGGACGCAATCCGAGGGACCGTGGCGGACCGTGGAGAAAGCCCCTTGGCGGGGGCGATAGAGAGTCTGCCTGATGCGCTTGCTGCTGCGGAGAGGGAACGGCAGTACCATCTCGACCAGCTCGTGCAGAAAGGCAAGACCGTAGGAGACATCGGGGAGGAGCTAGGCTCCGACTTCCTGGATATCTTCCGGAACGATGACGAGGACGCCGATGGCTGATGTTGAAAACGCTTCTCGCAGACGAACTGTCTCGACCCTGGACTCGATTCAGCGCGGGGCTCTGAGGACCTCTTCGGCAAAGGCCAAGGCCGACCTCAAGAAGCAGCGTCCGGAGTCGGGATGGGGACTCGGCGTCGCCAAGGTCGTCACCATCGACTACGAGGAGTTTTACGCCACCCTTCAGACGCTCTCCGGGGCTTCCGACTTGTTCGAGCGTGTTCCCATTCCCCTGACCTTCCCTGGCGCCGGGACGCGGCACTTTTTTGGTTCCATGCCTGAAGAGGGGGATATGTGCATCGTGGGGTGGATGCCTCAGGAGAGCACGAACCAGCAGCAGACCCGGACCCCGGTGATTCTGTCGTGGGTTGTCCCCGGTGTCTGGCCCGGACGCGAGTGGTTGTTGACTTCGGAGTTCGAGGTCGATGAGTTTGACCAGGACTCCCCAGTGGACCAGCAGGCTTCGGAGGGGTCCTACAGCCGCATCCGGCACAAGCTCCGGCATATCCAACCGGGCAACGTGGTGGGCTCCTCTTCGCAGGGTGCCGACCTTGTTCTGGACGAGAGCGCCTTGCTCGCCAACCGGAGAGGTAACGAGTTCCTCCTGAGGGACCAGGACCAAGCCGCTGTGTTGCGGGCCTTGCAGAGCTTCCAGGCTCTTGCCGGGGCGCGGGTGTATGCAGGCATGGTCCAGCGCGACGCCCAGCTCCTCCACCCGTCGATGGTCGGGGACTACCGGGATTGGGCCGGGCCTCAGCAGGCACTCGGGGGAGAGCCCGTAGACGACCTGATGCTTCCGGTGGACTACCAGTCCCCCACGGACTTCTTGACCCCGGCCCGCATCCTGCAAAAAGGCATCAAGACCCAGGCGGAGGGCTATCTCGGTCGCAGTTTCTTGGGGGATGACCCGTACCTCGACCCCTACGAGTTCTTGCGTCTCGGGGGGTTCATCGACGAGTCGGGGTTCGTCAGTGGGAATAGCTGGGATGCGGACGCCATCTACGGTGGCAAGCCCATATACCGGGTTTCGATGCAGAGCCGAGACAACGCCACCATTGACCCGGACGCTCGAACGCTGACAGAGTACCGCCTGGAGATGACGCACACCTCCGATGGGCGCCTCCCCGTAACCGAGCAAACAGATGGGTTCGATTCGGAACGTTTGCCCGAGAGTGACCCCACAACACCGCAGCCGGGTCTCCCGAAGAACCAGCCCTTCATCGAGTGGGTGCTGGGGTCCGTAATCGGTAATGACCCCTTCTCGCAAGCGGGAAGGCCCCAGTACGGCCTTCCGCTTCGGGCGGTAGTCTACAATGGGACGACTCCTTCTCCGCGCCTAGAGGCCATCTCCCTGCCGAAGCAGGGGGAGGCTGGCAGTGGGACTCCGATAGAGGAACAGGCAGCCACTTTGTTCCGCCTGAAGCCCCCGGTTGGTGCAGGTGGTCCCGAGACGTTCATGTCCTTCAACAAGAAGGGACAGCTCAAGGCGTCGATTGGAGGTCCTCCGACAGAGCCGTCCGCCGAAATCTACATGCACGGTGGGCTGAAGCTCGGTTTGGGCGGGCAGCTCGAACTGCTGATGAACGGGCATGTGAAGCTCGGCACGTCGAGCAAGGCCAGCGCAGAGCTGAGTTCGTCACAGGGTCCGGTCAACATCTTCGGTGGCGGACCTCCGCAAGGAGTAGAGAGCACGGTCGCGGCGATGACGGGGGAGTCTGACATGCTCGCCTCGGTCAACATTGAGGCCCGGACCAGCGCACGCATCAAGGCTGTGAAGACGGTGTTCCTCAAGGGCAACACCATCGACGGTAATGCGTCCTCCATCCGCATGAACGCTCACCAGGACATGAGCCTGAACGCGACCAAGAGCATGGCGCTCTCGACGGACAACTTCCAGAAGACGGTCAATGGTCGGTCACAGGAGAGCTACGCCGGTCCGAAGATGATGCTCCCCACCTCGGGGCCGCTCCACGAGAGGACCTACACGCCAGCGATTCCCGGACTCGTGGCGGAGAAGGTCACGTACACGCAAGGCGACCGTGAGGAGAAGTTCTACCTCGGCAACCACTCGACCGAAATCCTCATTGGTAAGATGGTCTTCGACGTGAAGCTGGGGACGTGGACGGCCAAGGCGGTGGCCTCCGAAATGAAGCTCGGCCCGACGGGCATCTCAGGCACAGCCAAGGCAGGGACCGTGGCACTCCGGGCGACCGCAGGAGCAGCTTCGCTGTCCGGGCTTGCTGGAGTGACGGTGTCCTCAGACGCAGGGCTTGCCACGCTCAGGGGCGGTGCAGGTGTCTACTTGGGTGGCCCTATCACAGGGCCAGACGCAGGCCCCATCATTTGTGCCGGTTCCCTCGACCCGCTGACAGGGCTTCCCTTCGCTACTTTCGGCCTCGGCGCTAAGAACCATAATGTCGGTAGTTAGGGGGATAGGATGGCACTGAACCCCGGCATCCTATACTCCTCCTTGCTCTCCGCCCGAGTCTCCGGAGTTCATCCCTTCGGGGGCGTGGACTACGACCGTCTCGCACTGGGAGTGTCGCAAGGTGTCTTCGTGTGGGGCGTGGGGCAGCCCCAGAACCTCGGGCTCACGGGGATGGCTGTAGGGACAGCGGGCGTAGGGACGGTGGCTCCTTTCACCTCGAAGCTCATTGTGCCTCCGAACCCAGGGCTCTTGATGGCTGCCTTGTCTGGCGCTGGAGTGGCAGGTGTCTTGGCTCAGAGCCTCGCCATCGCCATCTCGAACGGTATCTCGATGGCTTTCACGGCTTCGGCTCAGTACGCAGGTCCCGCAGCAGGTGTGGGTGTGGGGGTCGATGTATCGAAGGTGACGACGGCGAACCCGGCCAGTCTCGTAGGTATCTTGATGGGGAGCCTTTCTTCGTCTCTGGGGCCTGGGCTCTCGGTTCCCTCAGTGGCCACGGGCCTGGGGAACGGAATAGCGGGCCTATTGCTACAGGGTATTGGGCAGGGTGCAGTCGTCGGCACCCCCACGGTTCCCCCGGTTCCTGCAAGCGGACCAACGACGTGTGTGGTGGTGTGACATGGGATTCAGCTTCGATGGACGAGTGCTCCGGCCACCGCGTATCGCCCCTACGAACGCGCAGACGACAGGTGAGCCTCTGACGGGTGTGGTGCGGGATGCCCGTGCTATTCCACAAGCCTACTCTCTGGCTCCTCAGTCCCCCCTTTTCGTGGACGCCTATGCTGACCAGTATCGTGCCGCTGTCCTCGAAGCTCCGGGCTCGTCCCCTGTGGAATATCTCGTGTGGGCAGCCAACACGTCTCAGCTCGCGTGTGTCAATGACTCCGACTGGTGGACAGAACAAGGCTACGGCACCATTCCCGAGGGCGAACTACAGGTCACGGACAGCACCCCTGAGCCCCTCGTCCCAGGCTTCCCGCACCCCAACAGCTACGGGTACTTCCTCGACGGGTCGAGCCGTATCGTTGTTCGAGACGACGGGGAGCGCTCCATCGGCAACATCAGCGCGGTCGTCATCTCGCGTGGGGACGTGGACGACTACGACGACCAGGGTTGGACGGACCCGGACGACCCTTCAGCGGGCCGTGACGGGACCAACCCCTACATGGTCCTTCTACCCACGGTGCCCGACCAGGACGCCGATGCAGGCATCGTCAACCTGACTCGTGAAGGCTTCACCCCTGAGGGTTCCGGGGACCAAGTTCTGGTGGCGCTGGATGGAGGCGTCTCCATCGACCGAGGCGACACTATCCAGGAGGTTCGGTTCACGGTGTCCCCGGCCAAGTTCTGGTGGTCCCGCAATGACCGCTACGAGCAGCGTTTCGGCTGGAGCGGTAAGACTCAGAAATGGCAGCCCTACAAGGGCTCCGGGGTGGTCGAAGTCGGGACTCTCTTGCTCGACGAGAGCTACCGCCTCACCCCCAAGCTGAAGAACCTCCCCATCAACGCTTACCTGCCGGGCAGCAATGACTCGGACACCTATGCGATGCTCCGGGTGGGGTCGTCGCCGGGCGCTTTCGACAGTGTGCCTGTGCCGCTGGTGCGGGTGCGGCCAAACAGCGAAGTCGCGGGAGGCTTCGACTTCACGCAGGACCCCACATCCAACGCGGTTCTGGGGCAGACCAACGGCATCCTGGAGTTCAACCCGGCCTTTGCAACGCTGCACGCGGGCAAGACCATTTGGTACGCCTACAAGAACTTCTCTGAGTCCTCGGATGGCCTTGTGGGCTCGTTGCGCGACGCGGACATCCACCCGCTGTACATTGCGCCCATCCCCGGACCCGACGACTTTCCGATGCTCAAGCTGGGCAACCGACGCTACCTGAACCCGACCCTCGTGGAAAACGATACTGCGCTGCTGTCGGCATCGGGGAGCAACCCACCGGCAGAGGGTGAGGTTGTGGTCTCCCTATCGACGGGACGCCTGCTCCTGTCGGCGGCGGACATCGCCAAGTCGAATCCGGACTCCTCCCTCTTCAATAAGCACTTTCTGGGAGAGGACGTGGTCTACGACGGTGTGGCGCTCAACCGAGTGGCGCAGCCCACCAAAGAGCCGGTGCCGCTCCTCGATAGCGCAGGGGACCCGGCCACGACCGCTTCCAATGCCTTCTACGTCCCGGACGCGGTGACTCTCCCGAGAGACTGGACAGGAGCGAACCTGTACCGGGGCCTGGGCAAGTCCGGGATTTTGGATGCACCCGACGGCACGGGTGCTGTCCCGTCTGTGTTGGGGGTCGAAGCAGGTGTTCGTCCGGGCGGAGATGACTCGACCTCTCCCAACACTGGGCGAGTGCGCCGTGTATCGGACGACGTGGGCGACACCTTCATCTTCTCGAAGAAAGGGGCGGTGACAAACATCTTCGTGGTGGACCGGGAAGCCGACCTCCCCTCTCGCTCCTACAAGGTCAAGAAGGGAGACGCCTACATCGCTCGGGAGATGGGGACCACGGGTTCTCGCGTGATGCTGAGCCGGGACGACTTGCGGGACTGGGCAGGGGATGACGAGTTCCTCTACTTCCTCCAGTCCACGATGATTCCGGCGACCTACACTGAGCGGGCTCGTCTGGTGAGCCGCAATCGGGACATCTTCCGGTTCGAGGAGGATGAGGTCTTCTACTTCGCCATCGACGGGACAGTCTATGAGTGGACCGCACCGACGGCAGAGAGCTTCTACACCCCCGAAGAAGTCACGGTGGACATGGCGGCCAACGCGACGCCAGCACTTCCCGCAGGGTCGGTCTACGCCCAGAACGGGCGGGTGGTCATCGAGTCGGTAGAGATGCCAGCTCCTTGGGAGCGGTCGGTTGAAATCGGTTGGGGCAAAGGCAACGTGAAGGACCTCTCTGGAGCGACCGCTCTGGGCTTCTTGCCCGGTTGGCGGGCCGTCGAGGGCAGGGTCAACTGGCTGCCTGATTCGGGAGCTGCTCTTGGCTTGTTCCGTAGCCCGGTCAACCTCGACCGTTCCAAGGCGATTCCCGACATCCGAGACCGCGAGCGCCTGGAGAACACGGTCCTGTCTCAGTCGGTGGCGGCTGCTCCGTTCTTCTTCCTTGACTACCCGCCCTTGCAGGACATCGCGGGCTACGACGAGGGGGTGTTTTTCAGCATCCAAACCACGACCATCGACGGCATCTATGTCCGGGTCATCAACAAGCCCCTACGGCACTACCAGGACATCATCCACCACTTCGGACAGAGCAAGTTCGACTGGGTGTCTCGGGAAGCTGTAGAGGGGTCTGTCGAGAACATGACGACGACCCTGGCTCTGGGACATGCCGCTGTGTCTCCAGAATCCATGCTTGGCGCTCCAGGCATCGGGGGTGGCCTGTACATCTCAGAAAATGGTGAAGGCGGCGTGTTCCAGGACTCTGAAGAGGACTACGTGCTTCCTCTGGGAGGCGGTCCGGGCAACGCCCAGCTCATCGAGCGCTTCGGTTCACGGGTGTCTACCGGTGCGCAGGGATACATGCAGGCGGGCACCGGCACCTTCACCGACGCAGAAGCCGACTTCAGTGCGGTGCTTCCGGGCTACCGTTTGAAGATTGGTTCAGGGGACGTCCAAGGCTCTCACCAAGTCGTCGAGGTTCTCGGGCAGACGCAGCTCCGCGTCACCCCGACCTTCACCGCATCGGCCACCACGCCAGTCGTCTGGGAGCTGTTCGAAGGCTACACCCGCGAGGTGTACGACCCCTCAGTGGTCGCAGACATCACCTACAAGGGGTTCAACCATCTGTCCACGGAGCCTTTCCAGGTCTTCTTGCTGTCACCGGTAGAGGGCACGCCGCCGCACGCCAACATGGCAACCGCTCTGAGCAGTGGGCGGTTGATGAACATTCGGTATGGGCTCGTCCCGGCGACGACGGTGAACACGGCGACCCTCATCGCACTCACTCAGTTGAAATTGGGTCCTCTTGCCAATGAGGTTCTCGAAGTTCCGTCGGGGAGTGCTCGCTTCGCTTCCGGCTCCTTCTCTGTCCGCGTGGGCACCGCCTTGTACCAGCAGGGCACGGGGCTCACGGGCGTCTCTACGTTCAGCGCGAACCCAGGCAACGGGGACGGCATCGAGTACCTCACGGTGGCTTCTGGGGCCTCTCCCGTGGGGCGGCTGAAGTTCGGGACGAATCTTCTGAGCAGTTTTGCCGGGGCAGCCGTCTGGTACGTCGAGGAGTTCCAACCCGCTGCGGACCTCACGGCTCTCGAAGTCGAGTACAACCCGGTCAACGGGGACCTGAACTTCTCGGCGGCGGACAAAGCCCAGTTCGCGGGCACTCAAGCGTACTTCGTCGAGCAGATGGTCACGGAGGACCGCAAGGACGTGTCGTTGAGTCCGTTGCTGGGAGCCTTCACTTTCAGCTCTCCTGTCCCCAAGGGTTCTTCGGTGGAAGTGTCGTATTGGGAGGCGACGAGCGAGGGGCGCAAGGAAGGCGACCAGCTCACGGAGTTCCTCCCGGTCTACCTCCGCGAGGAGCAGGCTGTTCGGATTTCTCCCAACACCTACACGTTCGGTTCGGGCTCGACGACCATCGACCAGCGTATCGACCCCACGGTGTACATCGGTCCGAGGATGCAGAACTTCGGGACCACCGACTACATCGTGGATTATCCGGTGGAGTTGGGTGGGAAGGGCCGCATCGTCTTCGTCAGCAAGACGGTCGCGGACTACATCCCCGTTACGCTGTCCTACGCGGTGTTCGAAGCACAGGGCGGAGAGCGGGCCTACGAGTCAAGCATGAAGCCGGTTTACCGTCCTCCGTTCTTCGTCAAGGAGGGCGTGGACGAGTTTGGTGTCTGGGGGGACCGGACTTCCGAGTTCGAGCTAGGCCAAATGTTCCGTATCGGACAGGAGAGCTTCTACGTCACGAAGCTCACCTACTATCCTCCGTACACGGACACGGACGGCAACAGCAAGGGGAATGTGACCGGCATTGGAATCTTCCCCACGACGACCACAGAGGTCGGCACCCGTGCTCCGGGCAACGATGTCATCACGGTCATCACTTCTGAGGCCGTGGCTACCGAGGTCACGCCGACAGGGGGCAGCCCGACACCGACGAATGCACCTCTCGGGTTCATGTCCGAAATCGACACGAGTGTTTTCCCCTTCGAGCCTGTGAGCCGAGGCCAGAAGACCATCGTGTTCCAAGGAGACTTGACGGCCTTCGCGCAGCCGGGCCACCACTTCGAGATTGGCGGGCAGCCCTTCACTCTCTCTGAGGTCACGCTGAACGACGATGGCACCAGGACGATGCTGACGGTCACGTCTGGGTTCCGCTCCGGCTTCTCTGTCTCGGACCCGCCCACGGTCAAGCTCTCGTACCGTCCCATCTACCCGCCTTCCACGCGAGACTTCCTGGGTGCGGGGCCTGTGCTGACTGAAGAGCCCTATGAGCTGGTTCTCTACGGGGAGACGGATACCGACGGCAACGAGCTTCCAGGGCGCTCTCTGGCCGAGGGGACCGAGTACAGCCTCGACCCCACCTCGGGTAGTTTCCAGCTTCTACCGCCCTTGCAGGACGCTCTGGGGGCCGGTCAGTCGCTCTGCCTGTACTTCACCCGCATCAGGGCTCTCCAGCCCTTTATGCAGGATGGGGTCGTGGTCACGCCGCGCTACACGGCCAGCTATCTCTACGTGGACACCCCTTCTGAAGAGAATGGCCTCTACGGAGCTTTGTTGGCGGGCAGCTTCTCCTTCCGCAACCCGGACACCTTCTACTTCCGGTCGGTCACGCTCCCCTCCTTCTTGGGGGAGGCGGCCAAGGAAGCGGTGCAGGAAATCAGTTCGAAGCAGCCTGCGAGTGGTGCGCCTCAGACGGCTGGGGCTGGAGAAGAGAACTGGGAGAAGGGTCGTCTCGGCCTCCTCGGGGAGCGCAAGCACCTCCTGGACAAGGACCGAGCAGCCCGGACGTTCCTGGACTTCTACAACCAGACCATTGTGGCGTTCGAGCAGGTCAACGAGACCATCTCAGGCGGCTTTATCGGGGACCGGGACGGCAAGTTCCGCTTCTTCGTGGGTCACGATAAGGAGTGGCCCACGCCCGGATATGAGGACGCCATTTCGGGGACCCTGAACCCCCGGAACGTCTGGGCCGAGGTGTGCAATGAAGAGCGCACGGACCTCGACATCACCTACCTCGAAACGGACAGGGTGGTGGACCCGTTGTCAGCTTCCATTTCCGGTGGGGTGATTGACGGCAATCTTCCCAGCGTGAATCGGATTCGGTCGTTCACTTCTCGACAAGGGCAGCTCGTCCAGAACGACGTAGACGATAGGGTGTTCCTGAGGCTCGGGTCCCCTGAAGTGGGCCGGACAAGCACCTTCCCGTACTTCAAGTACACGTCCTTGGGCATGTACGCCAGCATGGGAGAGAGGCATCGCTTCTCCCGCCTTTACCCAACGCTGACGCAGGCGTTCTTCATGACCTATCCTGGGGTCGGAGCAGACCTCGATATCGACGAGAATGGGGTCTACACCTGGGGACAGGTTATCGACGGGGAAACGCAGAGAACCACAGGAAGCACCATCGGGCAGCTCTACAATCCGGTCGTGGGAGAAATCACAGGGGTTGCTTCGGCGGAGCTAGGCAGACGACTGGCGCGGGGGCGTGTGTGGGGCTACCGGCCTGACGGGCTCCCCTTGGATGCTTTCTCACCGACTTCGGCACTTCTCGAACGCCCAGTCATCATCGCGTTCCCGGCCCTTCTGCGGGATGTCCCGGTGGACCCGGACACGAGCTACCCGGATAACGCACAGCTCCTCTCACAAGGAGGAGAGGTCCCTGATGCTCTGAGCGGCGACTACGCTCTGGCAGTTCCGGGATTCCAGGAGGGCGACCAGCTCCGCTGGGGCCGTCCCGATGGGACGACCTATGAGCTGTACTACCGCGACGGCGGCATCGACGTGTACGGCAGCCCCACTTTCACGGGGGTCTTCGTCAAGGAGGTGCTGTACGGGTGCGTTATCACCCTCGCAGACGCCGATGGCAACGACATCCTCAGCTCGGGAGCTGTGCTGGTAGGGACTAGCTCGGACACAGGCATCTCGTTGGACGAGTTCCCGGCTGAGCAGGGGGACACAGTGTTCGTGGGGCCGCCTATCGGTTCGGCTTCCACCCCGTTCAATGACCCGCCTGAGTTCGAGGACATGCAGGCGATGGCAAACGGCCTCGCCATCTTCCGAGACGGGTTCGACCTTTCGGTGAACGCTGATGGGTGTGTCCTTGACCGGACGCTCCCGTCAATCACGGACCCCTTCGCCTTTGGTCTGCGGGAGTGGACGGGTCAGAAGCCTCCCGAGCCCATGAGCACGCTGGAAGGTCCTGTAGAGTTCTTCTTCAAGGGACAGAACCCTCTCCGCATCCCAGCTCTCTCGGGGTTTACGGCGGACGACTCAGGGGACTACCAGCTCCCGTACATGCTGGCGGGCAACACGGAGTTGGACCGCTTCGACGAGATTGGGACCAGCTTCCCTCGTGTGCTGGTGGCTGTGGACGGGAACGCTCCGCCGCAGGCTGTCTACCCGGACGAGATTCTGGACAACGCGGGCGAGGTGGAGACCGACCCCTCAACCACCCCAGCAGCCTTGCTGACCACCCAAGACCTTGCGCCGACCGACCTCGGGGAGCGGCCTCTCCGCCCCTTCGACGTGGTGCTGTACCAGACGGACAACCCGAGCCCCTTCACCACAGAAGGGCCTCTGGGCATCCACACGGTCGGGGCGGTGGACTCCAGCGGCAGCCCTAAGACTATCGAGCCTCCTCGCTTCGTGACGCCGACGACTTTGGGCAACGGCATCCAGTACGATTTCGAGGATGCGATGGCGTGGCTCGATGCCTCAGGGATGTACCCGCCTGACCCGCAGGCGGAACCGACGCCACCGCAGGGCATTGAGGTCTATGAGGATGCCACCACGACGGTCCTCGACTTCAGCTCGATGGGCGGATTCGCCATGAACTCAGGTGTTCCTGGGGCTGGGAACCTCAACGACATCGTGGCTAACGTGAAGAACCACATCCGCATCAAGATTATCGCGCGCCCAGATGTCCAGGTGACGACGTGGCCGGTTACGGCACCTCCCTACGAGCCCAATGCGCCGCACCCCAATGAAACGGGTGGGCTCGTCGCGCTCATCATTCACTTCTACGGGGGAGAAGTGTGGGCGGAGGACGAGGATGAGACGCTCTTGCTCCCCAAGGTCCCCATTGTCCTCCCTGCTATTCCTCAGTTTGGTGTAACTGCCGCCCCTTACGGGACTATCAACGAGATGCAGGTGATTATCCCGGTCATCGGCTGGTTCCCGTGGAGTGCTGTGCCTTCGACTCCTGGGGCTCTTAACCAGTGGTTCATGCCCTATGACTTCGGCGTTGTCGCACCGGGCGTGTTCCGCACGCTGTACGGGCAAGAGTTCACGTTCAGCATCGACACCACAGAGGGTGCTTCTACGACGGCTCAGGTGGAATCGGACCGCCTGACTTTCCGAGAAGACCTCGACCTCCACATGGCCAAGACACGAGGGTTTACGCACCCCATCGACCCCGCACCGGAGCCCCAGTTGGTGCTCGACGCGAAACTCGTGGTGGAACAAGTCACCTGCCCAACTCCCGCAGGCGCGTCCTACAGCAGCAAGGTCAACCGCTATTCCAACGGTCTCGACGGTGGTCTGCCCGACCCCTTCACCTTCCTTTCCAGAGACGGGACGACTGAAGCCGGGGACTGGGATGGTGCGCTGTACTACGGTTCAGTGAAGATGATGGCTTTCGAGGGGCACAACAACACCCCCATCACCGCTTCCGACGTGACCTTCTCTGCCATGCCCTCGAACGACTATGGTGAGGGGCAGGCCACGTTCATTTGCCAGGGGACTGGAAAGGCTGCCAGCTTCTTCAACACGAACCTCATCGCGGGCCTGGAGCGGGTGGTAGACAATCGTATCCTGGAGCCCTCAATTCCGACGAACGAGGTCGAGAGCGGGGACATTCTGGTCATCGACGCTTCGGACGCTCCCGCCTTTGAGGCTTCGCCCTTCGTGGGGACGTACCTCGTGCGCCATGCTGTGGATGACAACTCCGGCAACGGCTACCGCGAAGTGACTCTGGGGACGCTGGCGGGCATCAACACCGGCTGGTGCCCCTTCGTGTTCCCCAAGGTGGAAGAGTTCGACGTGGGCACAGACATGCTCACTCTCGACCATGCTCCGGAGACAGAAGAAGGGGCCAGCCTTGCCGTTGGGGACACCCTGTACATTCTCCTCAGTAGCACGGCACTGGGGTCCACCGTTGCCGCGACCTACGCAGCGGGAGCCATCGTGGCGACCATCAATGCAGCCGGAGCAACCCCGGCTCAGTGGGAACTCACGAATTATGCCGACTTGGCAGGCGCCCCGCTGTTGGCTCAGACTGTCAGCGACCTCATCGCAGGACGACCGCTTTGGGTCGCAGGAATGAGTCGTTTCCCTGTCCAGATAGGCGGGGAACAAGGGCTGCCCCACAACAACTGCGTTGGGTACGAGTTCGCTCCTAAGGCGGTGCCTCCTCCCTCCTACGAATGGGGTGGTTCTCCGCGTGGGTTCCGGTGGTTGACCTTGGGCTCGCCCGCGAGCATCGGAGGGACTGCTCAGACGTTCGATGGGTCAGTGGTAGGGCCTCCCAGAGAAATCGGGACCACAGCGAACCCGGTCTTGCCTGGGTACGTCAACCTCTACGACCGTCTCGTCATCGACATGAGCGACACGTTCTTGGCGGACCAGAACACGCCGGTCTACCACAATGTCGTGGACACTCTTGGTTTTGAAACCCCAGCCCCCGTGGCTCTCGCGGCGGTCTGGGACTCCATAAACTCCAACGGAGGTGCGCCGGGAGCGTGTACTGCCCCTCAGTGCCTCTTGCCTTCAACCCCGATGCTTCTGGACGACGGCAGTGGCAATCCTGGCTACTGGGCGCAGGCGGGCATCTTCTTGGAGCCGTCCTTCCCGCGCTCGGCACTCAATCTTGTGGCGGACCACGCTCGCGTCGTGGACGAGTCCGGGCACGCGCTGGTAGACCCGTTGGCGGCTGCGGACGACTGGGACCGCGAAAGCTGGATGCGGAACACGGAGGAGTACACCTCTTCGGTCATCGACGAGCCTGAGGGTGTGAGCTTTACCGTCCGGCGCGTCCGGCGCTGGCACAAGGCCCTGGAAGAAGCGGCAGACCCGTTCAAGGCGCTGCGATTCGCTTACGAGATTCGACGTGGGCGCGTCACTCTGTACACGCAGAACGACCGGCAGCGGGCCATCGTTGAGGCGGACGGCTTCACGATGGACTGGAATGCCAGCTACGCCTACCCGAGTCATCCGAAGGCACCTGACGCTTGGAATGACGGGGAGACCTACACGGGGACCAATCTCGGCACCTTCGACGACCCGGACGTGAACATCACGGCAGGCAGCCTCTTCCGGCTTCTCGACGCGGACGGCACGCTCATCGAGCAGTGTGAGGTTCTGGGGGTCATGGGTCCGGGCGAAATCAAGCTCGCCATGCCGGGCATCACGGCACGCACCAAGGCCCAGATGGAAGCCGACGGTGGAATGCGCTTCGAGATTTGGCTCCGCGAGGTCCCCGTACCGTTGGAGCAATCCAACGAGCAGCTCCTCGACGCCATTACGGACCGTGAGGTCTACCGCACAGAAGCCGACTGGGAGAACGAGCTGGGCGGCTACGTTGAGACAGGCACCTACGCCGATGTCGTCAACAAGATGTTCGACGACGCCATGAGCGGCTCCTTCATCACGAAGGGCGTCCGGGCAGGGGACATCATCGTCATCGACCCCGCAGGGGCTCTGTTCCAATGGGGCAAGCTGCCAGTCACCCCCGAGAGAGGCCAGCGTCCGATTGGGGACCTCGGAGTTACGGACCGGGCGGAGTTCGAGATAGGCAGAGCCAACGAGCTGGACGACAACCGGGGCTTCTACCGAGTCACGAAGGTCGTCAACGATGCGACCCCCTACTTGGAGATTAGCCCCATCTCGACCTTTGCAGGAGGCATCACGAACACTGACTGGGTGACGTTCGCTGAGGGGACGACCCCGGAACGTGAGTACGCCATCTACCCGACCATCTCGGATTCAGGGCTCTCCGGCGATTTCGAGGGGCAGATGGACCTGCGCCCGACGGACAAGCGTGACCCTGTGACAGAGAGCTACGAGGGGAACAACTACTCCATCCGGCCCTTCAGCTACCGAGTCATTCGCCCCTCCGGCCTCTTCTCGGAGGAGGCCATCGACCTCGTGCTCACGATGCGCGAGAGGATGCTGTCCCTCATTGAGATGCTGGGAGGACTGCTGCGTGGGGGCAAGTCGGGGTCCTACTTCGTCTTCCAGCGGGACAACCATATCGAAGACCTCGGTCTTCTGGCCGACCCCGAGTCTGGGATTGGCGTCCTGGACAACGAGTTCATCAAGGAGATGCTCGGAGAGCTGGGCACCGTTCCGTACCTGAACAACCGGAGCTGCCTCTCGCTTCTCGACCGTCGCTTCTGGATATACGACCTGAGGCTCGACCACCTGACCTCGGCTGGCGACTACGCCATGCAGTTGTCAGGCCCAGGAGATACGCCTTACACGGCCTATACCGACGACGTGAGTGGGGGGAGTGACGTGCGGCCTGTGCTCCCTGAGCGGATAGACCTCGTGCTCGACGAGTCCGACCGCTTCCGGACGGTACGGTATGTCTGGTTGGCCTACCGAGTTCATCTGATTCTCGGCACGCTGGCGGGCATCAAGCGGTTCGATGAGGAGCTGCCGGAGCGACTAGCAGAACGTGAGCGGTTGCTGGTGCTGCAAGAGACGACAGAGGGAATTGGCGATGAGTGACAAGACCCCGAACATCTCTGAGAAGGTGAGAGAACTTCTCGACGAAAAGGAAGTCAATCTCGGCACTTGGGGCAAGACACAAGCCCAAACAGTACGGTCTCCCTTCGTGGACCAGCAGAGGGACTCCTTGGTCGTGCTGCGGGACTACTTGCAAGGCATCGTGGACGGGGACCAGAAAATGCTGGTGGGGCTCAGAGAGCAAGTCTCCCGATTGAAGTTTGGTGGGGGCTCCTGATGGTCGATGTGAATGTCGATAGCGCCACAGGGCAGTGGGGTACGCTCACCCTCGGGGTGCCGGATTGGTTGGAGGACACGCGAGAAGCCATCAACACGGTGGCCGAGCTGCTCATCACCGTTCTCGACATCATGTTGTCCATCCTGAACATCGCCAAGGGGTTCCTCGTCGGGTACATCGACCCGATTCAAGCTATTGTGAAAGCCCTTCTCGCGGAGATAAACGCCCTTCTCCGTGACCTGAGACAGTTGGGCCTGTACATCACGGGAGACTGGCCCTTGCTCCAGTGCCCCTACAAGGAGCTTCGCGGGGGGTACCAAGAGTACGAGCGCCGGATGATTGCTCGTCTGACGGATACGACGGACCCCACCCGACCGGATGTGTCGAGCCTGACGCCTGTGCTGAGCTTTTTCTTCTACCTTTCGGTGGACATCTCCGACATCCAGAAGCTCGTCGCTTTCGTCCTCAAGATGCTCAAGTTCTTCCAGCAGGAGTACAACGTCCCCGGTGGTTTGCCGACCCCTATCATCACCGACGTCGTTTACGGTTCTGATGCTGCCTCCATCTTCCAGGCAGAGGACTTGGGGGCTTTCTTCAAGAAGGGGGACGGCACGCCTCCCAACGTGGCTCGGGTGAAGTGGGAGGCGACGCCTCCAGCAAGAGAAAACACCTTCAACCCCTTCCCCATGTCGCCTCCCAAGGGCTTCGTTGTGACGGTCTCGTCCTTCAAGGACGGCATCCCCCTGGTCTACGACCGACCGCAGGCCAACGCGGGCAAGATAGACGGGCAACAGCCCCGAGAGTCTGGCCCGGTCCTGGATAAGGGGGTCCCTCTGGTCCTGTACGGCGGGGCGGACACCTTCAACCTGCCGGGAGACCTGGAATACAACAGCGCGGTGGACTCCGACGGCCAAATCATCGACGGCAAGACACGCATTTACGGCATCACTCAAGCAGGACAGCCCATTCCGTTGGAGGACCTGAAGGATGCGGGGGCTGGAGAAGACGGGGCGGACATCTACTACTTCCAGAGGGTGTTCTACGTCGAAGCACCCTTGGGCCAGATTTGGGGCGAGTCCCTTTCTGTGTTCCTCCTTACCGAAGAGATGCCTCGCTACGCTTCCCTGACTCCTGAAAACGGGAAGATGGTGCTCAAAGACGATGGTCCCGCTCACACCCTGTTCGTTCGGGTCGCCTCGACGACGCAGGAGTTGGCCGCAGCCGAGGCGTACCAGTACGATTTCTCGAAGTACCTCCCCTTGAAGGGAGACACCACGGAGGCGGTGGAGGTTACGACGACGCAGGCTGACTTCGATTCGAGTTCGCTCAGCCCCTTCTCGGGGCCAACGGTTGTGACGTTCCCCAACGTTAACACCAAGAAGTACCTCGAAGCGGTCCAGATAGCCCTTGTGGTGCTCCTCCTGAGCCGCCCCGACCTGTCCCCCATCGACACCCTCAAAGACCTGTTCTCCGAGAGCAGGTTCAAGGCTATCCAGGACAACGAGTTCATCGTTCCTGATTTGGCGCTGGAGAGGTGTGGCCTGGAAGATTTCAGGCACCTTACCGAGTTCATCTACAAGGACTACGCGGAGAAGATGCGCACCAGGGGTGAAGACCCGGAGAAGATGCGGAGCCATATCCTGAAGTGGGTGCAGGTCACAGTTCACGACCTGTATACGAAGACAGGCCCGATGCCCGACACCGAAGCCTATGTCGTGAGAGCCACTGAGAATCTTCGAAAGGTGAAGTGGGTGGACATCCTCCCTGAGGAGGGCTTGCTGAACGTGGATGAGGACACGGCTGCTGCCACCATTCTGGAGTCCCTCGATACGGACGAGGGGAAGCCAGGAGCCCAGCCTTTCTCGGGATTGGCGCTCAACCCGTACTGCATCGGGCCGGTCGAAGCCTCCGTAGGCATGATGTTTTCCGTAGACGGCTTGATTGCTAGCCGACTGCCTCAGATGCAGGAAGGCGTGGTTGGCGGGGACGACCCGCAGTTCAAGGCGACAATGGAAGTGTCCAGCGAAGGTGCTGAAACCTTCCTCCTCGACCTTCCTCCTTCTCTTCGTGTTGTGTACGAGAAATGCGTCCGAAAGGACGGGTCCATCCTCGTCCCCGAGGAGGACCGAGCTGCGCTCACGGCACTGGCGGCAAGGCAGAAAACAGTGGGTTCGGCGGATATGTCCCCGGTATTCTTCTGGGGCGCGGACATCCTCGAAGACGTCCATCCGGGAGCCGTCACTGTAGAAATCAACAAGGCAGGCATCCGGTACTGCCGAGGATTGTTCGCGGACTACGAAGGCGGGATACTGTTCACGGAGTCTGCCGTGGCCCTGAGCGTCGCTGCTTCTGCGTTGCGACGCTCACCGAAGGACGGTGATTGGATAGCTCTCCGCTTCCTCGATACCGTCCCTGGCGTCGAGGATTTCCTCGCTCAGCTCTACGAATGGCTCAATGCCATATCCAAGACCGTGGAATCGGTCGTGGACACCATTCGGCAGTTCATCGAGTACCTCGAAGCCCGCATCGTCGAGTTGCAGCAGCTCATCCAGCGCATCAACTCGCTGCTCCAGAAAATACTGGGCTACAGCTTCCAGATTCCCAAGTGCTCCGCCCTGATGCTGCTCTCCGACGGGACGGGCGGTGTACTGTCGGACCTCGTGACAGCAGAGAACAAGCCACCTGACTCTGCTCTGGCTTACGGAGCGGGTATCGCGGTGGTGTTCCCTATGGCGGGGGTGCCTCCGGTAGTGATGGACGTCATCAAGACGTTCCTCGCGGTGAGCCCTGGAGACGACACAGACGGATATCTGTCGGAAGAAGGGGAGCTTCAGGACGCCATCGGAATTGAGGGTATCCCTGAAGGAACCCCAGTACCACCTGACCCCGAGCCGGATGTGCTCTAGGAGGTAGCTGTGCCCTCTTTCTCCAAAATGGGTGTGTGGCCCGTGGGGTACTTTCGAGCCATTTCAAGCTGGCTCCTGCGGAACCGACGCTCCATCTCATCGCGGATTGACGTCATCTCGGCAGAAATGGAGCGCATCGGTCTCGTGACCGTGACTTACCTGATGGTAGAACAGGATGGCAGCTCGAAAGCGACTGAGCAGAGAATCGGATTCTCGGTCACGAAGGGGTCCTCGCTAGGTCGGCTCGTCCGGGCCTATGTGGCGAAGGGAGGCAATCCCCTGGACATCTCCTCCTTCTTGCGTCCGGACAGCACGGAAATCGTTGCAGATGACGGCGAGGGGAACCTCACCATCATCCAGACCAGCCCGCATGGTGGTGTCATCGCCCCCATGTCCGCAGAATACAATGAGCCTCAGGCTATCCAGGGCAAGGACACAGGATACGGGGGCTATCCAGGCGGGTACATCCGAGCGGATGGCTACTTCCCCGCTCGACAGGGAGGGCGTGCTGACCGGGGTGGCTTCGACAGCAATTCGGTGGTCCGGTACATGCACCAGATTCGGAGCTGGGCGAACCAGGACATCAAGGAACGCCTCTTGAACCTGGAGTGGCAAATCATAAAGCTCAGCGACCTGTACGAGCAGCTCGAAAAGGAGCGCGATGTGGTCTTGCAGCAAGCCTTTGGAGGAGCGCTCACGGGCTTGCAGGACTTCGACCGAGACCGCTTTGACCCGGACCAGCGAGTCCAAATCTTGATTCAGGATATGTACGAGCTGCTCTTTGAGACGGACGCTGGTGGGAAGGTCACATCCTACGTCGCCAACGAGGACAAGGTGCCCTTCCTCAAGTTCACCTTCCCCGATGTGCCTTCGGAGAACCGTGACCCGATGGGGTGAGCGGTACGGTGCCTATACGTTCCGCTCTTTGAGGCGGCGTACTCGGAGGCTCGATGTCAAAGGATTTTCAACTGGCTTGGTCTTGCCCCCACCTAACCGTGGAGGAGCGGGTGTCCCTAGGAGGGGACCGCAGAACCCTGTCTACTCGACAGCCGGTGGCGGCGACGGGACGAGTTCGCATCCTGGTCAACGACGAGATGTATATTCCACAGGGCGGTCTTTACGTCCCCGCTCAGCTTTTCGGAGCTGTGTCCGGGCCTTTCGACCTCGTGGAGAACCAAGACACCCTCATTGTAGAGTCCTCTGCGGGTGCTCAGACCTTCGCCTTTGGCATCCGGGGCACCCAACGCAAAACGGCCAAGCAAGTGCTCACAGAGCTGGCTAGGCAGGGCATCTCCGACGTGCTCGTAGAGGACGTGAACGGGCATCTGGTCTTCACGGACACAATGAAGGTCGGGTCCGATTCGTTCGTCCGCGTGTCCGGTTCCGCAGCGGTGTCCCTCGGCTTTGGGGCTCCTGAGGGAGTGGGGAATTGTGGAGGGGTCGATTACCAGTGGAGGGCGTCAGGCAAGCGCCTGTACCCAGGGTGGGGGCTGGAGGTTCGTCCGGACACCATCACCAACCGCTATCCTCGGTTCCTGGAGCCTATCCGGAACAACCCATACTTCAAGGTGACGTACACGGTCCCGCCGACCCGGTGCCTTCGGTGTCAGGCGACCTATGTTGAGAACGACTACCGCTACAACACATCGGGCCAAGCGGTCTTCGTAGAGAACGAGAACCTGCTCTATCAGGCGGCTCTCAAGATGCTCCTCACAGACCGGGGGAGCAATCCGTATCACCCGTGGTACGGCACTCAGATTCGGTCTCGCGTTGGCAGCAAGGCTCTCTCTGGGATTGCAGCCATCATCAGTGAGGATGTCCGCAAGGGCCTCAGTGAGTTCCAGAAGCTCCAGGAGGCGCAGTCCAAGTACCAGAGCGTCACGTTCAAGGAACGGCTCTACTCCATCTTGAACGTCGAGGTGCTTCCGCATCAGCAGGACCCGACCACGTTCATGATTGGGGTCACAGTCCAGAATGCGTCGGGACAGCCCATCAACCTGACCATCGTGTTCACCGTCCCCGACGTGGTAGCTTTGATGGGCAGCAACGGGCTCATGTTGGGAACAGAAAGGTCTGGGATTACGGCGCTGGGGCAAAAGACCATCGCGACCCCTCCCTACCAGTTGAACCCGAGCGGGAGATAGCATGGCGAACAGCCCCCAGTTTTACGGCCCGGATGGAGTCCTGAGAAGCAAGTACATCTTCTCGACGGACCTCCCCACACGTTTCTTCCGGGGCACTTCAGACCCGGACACGGCAGACATGCAGGTGTCTATCCGTGGCGGGGGCTTCACGTCTGACCCTGACACCATCATCTTCGAAGGGACCGAGTTCATCATCCCGAATCCGGCAGCGTTCCCGTCTGGCTTGGAGCTGTTCTCCGGGGACAACATCATCGAAGTCCGGTCAGTGCTGTCAAATGGTGAAACCTCTCCGATAGGGACCATCGACGCCCAGCTCTCGCTCGACAGAGACGTGCAGGCAGGTGTCGAGGCCCCTTCGGGAGTGTCCGTGGAACGGCAGGACCGTCGCGTGACGCTCACCGTGGAAGGTCTCTCCGACGCCAACGTGGTCGGCTACAACTTCTACGCCTCGGCTGCTCCGGGCGGAGGAGCGGTCGGGTACTTCCGCATCAACCCGGAGATGGTCATTTCCAGCACGACCACAGAAGAACTGTCGGAGCTGGCTGAGCTGGTCGTGGACGCGATGGTGGCGAAGGGGGATGACGGGCAGAGCGTAGCCGACCCCCTGTACCTCAACGTCGTAGCCAAACAGACCAACCGCATTGGTGTGGCCTACCAGACTGACTACGACCAATCCGTAGTGATTCCTGATACCGTGACGCAGCTCAAGACGACGGTATCGGTCGAGCAGGTCCGCAAGGTCCAGTTGTTCTCCTTCGTTCATGACCGTCGGGCCACGTTGGCTTCGGAGTACCCAGCAATCCCGAACTCCTCCTTCCTGGCTCTTCCGGACGAGGACCCGCTTTACTACGTCATTACGGCGGTGTACCTCATCGGAACCAAGGAGTACGAGTCGGTGTACTCGCCGGAGCTGTCTGCTGCTCCCATCATCATCACGCCCACGTTGGCGCTCTTGCCACCGGTCTCGCATCAGCAGATTATCCGCGACACGTCGCTGGCCATCTTCCGCTCGCAGCCCGAGCTGGACATCAAGCCTGGGTCGGCGCTGCGAGACACGTTCATTGAGCCCTTCGCGACCGAAGCGGAGCGCATTCGCTTCGTGCTGGGCTTCGTCCAGGCAGCACAGAACTTCTCGTCTCTGCTCACCATTGACGACCCAGGGAGCACGGGGACTTCGCTGTCTGTTTCGCAGTCGGCCTACAAGATGGCTCTCCAACGAGCCTTGTTCCTTCAGAGCAACGACGACACCCAGCTCGTCATCGACAATGCGTTCGACGCCTTGGCTGCTCGACGTGGCGCGGTTCGACGCAATGGCAAGCGCGCACGCGGCGAGCTGACGGCGTACACGAGCCAGCGCCCGACCACGACCCGGCAGCTCAGTATCGGAATGCAGGCCACAGGCGGTGGGATAGGGTTCCGTCTCACGTCTTCCGGAGCCATCTCCTCTTCGTCTACCGGGATAGGGACGACCTACAACCCTCAGACAGGACGCTATTCGACGAGGGTGTTCATCCAGGCGGAGGATGCCGGTAAGCAGGGGAACCTCGCTCCGGACCAGATTCGCGTGCTCGTCAACGGTCCTGCCAGCGTGCAGGTGGTCAATGAGGGCTACACCTTCGGCGGGCGTGCTGAGGAGACCAATCGGGAACTGGCGGTCCGGGCAGATGGCCTTCTGTCCTCAGTGGACTCGGGCACCTACCGGGGCTACATCCAGACCGCCATTGACGTCCCAGGGGTCCTACAAGTCAACGTTGTGGACGCGGGCCACACCCTCATGATGCGGGACTACGACGCAGACTACAGCAAGCACACGGGTGGCAAGGTGGATGTATGGACGCGAGGGGAAAGCCTCGCCACCATCACGGACAGCTTCGCCTTCCGGTTCGAGTTCCGCTTCAACCAGCAGTTCGAGCCCGTGGGGGACATCCAGAATCTCAAGTTCCGGGCCATCGACGAGTCCTTGTCCGACAGCAACCCCATTATCGAGATGCTCGACAACTCTGCGTGGGACTTCGTGTTCGAGGACGTGACGACGGGCAAGGTCTTCGACCTGACGGACGTGGAGATTCTTGCACCAGACGGGATTCAGCTTTCGCTGGACTACAATGACCCTGTGAACAGCACCTTGACTGACGTGTTCCAGGGCTCCTACCGTTACCGCACGAGCGATAAGCATGTCTTCGAGCGCCAGCCGGTGCAGGAAATCACGGAGTTTGCAGGCGACCCCCTCCTTTCGGGGGTCATCAGCGATTCGGCGTACCTCCTCTACACAGGGCTCCCCCTTCTCATGGGGAGGTCCTCTGAGGCAGGTGACTACGTGCAGGTGGTCGTCCCCACTGATGGGACGGACCCTGTCGATGTGCCTTCTGGGAACGCCATCGCCGTGACCGGTGAAGAACACGTTGTCCTGGAAGGCCCGGAGTACCTGAACAACCTGGGGGCCAACAAGACGACTGTTCGTGTCTACACGGTGGACCGGGTGACAGAGTTCTACGGTCCCTTCCATCCAGGTGACGTGCAAGACTTCACCTTCCTCGACGAGACGGATGAGGAGCCTCTCGCTTTTGTGCGGACAGATGACTCTCGCATCGCAGAGGGCGATACGGTTGTCGTGGACTACGAGCATGACGAGAACTTCACCGTCGAATACGTCACCAATTCCATCGTGGCGGTGGCTCAGAACGCCATCAACGAAAACCGCCACGTTACGGCGGACGTTCTGGTCAAGGACTCTCTCCCGGTGGGCGTGGACATTTACGCTACGATTGTCCGGGATTACGGGAAGACCCGAGACCAAATCAACGGCACGGTGCGGACCAACCTCAGTCGCCTCTTCAGCTCTCTGTCTCTCGGGCAACCGCTTCGGCAATCGGATGTCCTCCGAGTCATCGAGAATTCCGAGGGGGTCTCCTATGTCGTCACCCCGTTGGTCCAGATGACCAAGCAGGACGGGGCGATGGTGGTTCGCGAGGAGATGCAGACCTCCCAAAGCACGGACGTCTCCCTCATCGAGGCGTGGTCCTCCGACACGGTGGACGTGTACTTGCTCGGGGTTGATGTCTCCTTGGAGAGCGGCACCTTGGACGGTGGCGGGTACGAGAATGAACCCAGAGGCGTCTTCAAAGAGGAGACTCCTCTCACGTTGTTCGACGAAGCTCCCAACTTCAATGGGGTGCCGCTCAAGTACGCGGCGAACTCGGCGTTCATCATCGGGAACGGTGGCCTGTACATCCCAGGGTTCAGCGACGACGCGACGTTGGCGGTGACGTATCCTTTTGCCACTCCGGACGAGTTGACCTTGTGGCGTCAGCAAGTCACGCAGAAGCGAGTGCTCGTGACTCTGACGAAGGGAGAAGACCCCACGAAATCCGACTGGTCCACGACCTATGTGGTGTACGCGGACTCGGGGGTCCAGAACATCGAAGTCGGGCCGACGGAATACATCCAGCTCGGGAACTTTGACTTCACCTCGGATGAGGACACCGACTACAAGGCTCGTGTGATTGGGCGGCGGGCGAACTGATGGCAGACCGACCTGTAGACAAGACTTCTCTCCCCAGTCTGGTACCTCAAAACCCGGCGCCTTTTGCTGTGGACAGCCAAGGGCGCAAGACGGTGGTGCGGTCACAGGTGGACCGCATCATGGAGGTCTTCTTCAAGGTCCTCCCAAGCAACTACGCCTCGCAGGTGATGGGGCCGAACTACAGTCTTCAATTCCAGGCTGCCGCCGAGCAGATTGCGTCCTTCCAGATTTCCGCCCAAGAGGTCTGGGCCGACTCCGTGTACGACTACACCCGCTCTGAGGTCCTGTATCAGATTCTCGGGGCTCTCGTATTCCCAGATGCCGGAATCGGGATGTGGCCGACCTTGGAAGGTGACTTGACCTACCGTCAGTTCCTCCAGCGCATGGTTGTGCTGCTCCTCCAAGGAGCTACAGCGGGCACAGTCAAGGAGGGCGTCGAGCTGCTCACCACAGCGACGGTTGAGGTTCTCGAACGTGGGGTGCTTGCTCGGCAGACGCCGGGCTCGGCCTGGGGACCAGGAGACGAGTTCACCTTCGAAGTGAACGTCACAGGTTCCCGAACAGTGGTTGTGGGCGGAGAGGAGGTCGTGCTCGATGACTTCCCAGCGGACCCCTTCACCCTTCAGGACAACGTAGACATCGTGATGCGGGCGCTCAAAGCCGCCCACACCCTGTACGACTACCGCAACCTGTTTCGGGATTCCTTCGGGACGTTGTTTTCGGATGCGGTGTCGGTCGATTACGACATCTACTACTACGAGGATTTCAGGAAGTTCTGCCTGGGGGCGGAGAGGGTCACGGGAGAGGCCGGAGTCACGCCTACAGACCGGACTCTCTTCATCGACACGAACAGAGATTTTACCTCTGTCCAGCACGGGGCGACACTCACAATCTTGACCGGACCCAACTCGACCGTTGCCAGCGCGACGGATGAGGGCTGGATGGGCCACTACAGGGTCCAGGAGGTGCGCTACTTCCCTGTGGGGGACGACGCCACCCTGAGAGCCTACACGACCGCCTCGGGCCTCTCAGGCTCCGCTGTGGTCGAAGGCAGCACTCTCACGGACCCGAACCAGAATTGGGGCCTTGCTCCTGAGGGGGATATCCTGACCTTCTCCGAGGGGCCAAACGCGGGGAGCTACCGCCTCAAGACTGTGCTCGGGGCAGAGGGCGGTCCGGTAGGGTTTGTAAGTCCGGGGACCGCGACGCGAGTGAGGATTGCTCCCAGCACTCTCCGGACCCAAAGCCGGATGCCCCTAGCGGCAACGGGACAGCAGTACACGGTGTCGGTGGACCGGCTAGGGATTCAGGTTCCCAGGCAGGAGTCTGACGAGGACGCTTCGGAGTTTTTCTTCCGCTGATTGGCCTATAGCCGCAGCTCTATGAAGGTTCTGACGGCTAGAGGGAGATGTCATGGCAGCCCATATCCAGACCACATTCCTGAACCAGCCCGGAGGGGTTCCCGTCGGTCCGGTCACAACCGATTCCAGCCGCAACGACCTCCTGAAAGGGTATCAGGTCGTCTGCGAGTCCGTTGACGATGCTTCGTCCTACAGTTGGCTGTTGGCGTACACCCCTGACAGCGCGGGGCCTGTGGCGGCTTCGGCGGAGGACTTCGTAGGGACGCCTTCCCAGGCAGCTCTTCTGTCTCCAGAGGGGTCAAGTTCCAAGGGGTGCCGGTTCAACGCAGACTGGGATGGAGCGTACCTGCTCCGCCTCGTGGTGGATGCGGGCTTGCCAACTGAAGAGACAAAGTTCCTGCGGTTTCGTGGCCTGACTCACTTCGCGGAGATAAAGCTCGTCGCAGCCGGTGAGCGTCGCGACGCCAATGGTACGGTCCCTGCCGATGCCAGCCCCGAAGGTTGGGCTGACGACCAGAACTCGAACATCCAGCGTCTCTTGGCTATCGTCCGTCGCACAGCGGCTTCCGGTCGGGTCCTCTACGTGGATGCCAACCGAGGTCGGGACAACGCAGCCGACCAGAACGATTCCGAGAACATCCTTCGGATTCCAGGGCCGGACCCCCTCGCTCGCGACGAGACGGGAATCCGGATGTCGGCAATCGGCTTCGCGGACTTCTCCAGCATCAACGACGCCATCGCCTATGCGGCAGCGGCCACGACACGCGGCGAACCTGCCGTGTCGATGGACGACCCCTACTTCATCAAGGTGGCACCGGGCTTCTACGAGGAGACGCTGGCTCTCCAGCCCAATATCCATCTCATCAATGCGATGTCTTCCTACCCTGACGTGAGCCTGACAGGAGGAGATGGAGACCCTGGTACCCTGGCTTCGGTGCATGTCCGAGTTCTCCCCAACGTCCTCATCCCGGTCAACCGGCACACGCTGGTAGGCACGGCGACCTCGACCAGCGAGCTGAACCCCTGCATGGTCGTGGGCATCGCCTTGGACAGCGTAGAAGCAGCCGATGTTGCGGCGGTTCATGTCCAGGGCTCTTTGCTGATTCTTCGAGAGGGCAGCATCAGCAAGAGGGCCGACTCGGGGAGCGCCGTTTCTCTGGGGGCTTCGGGCCTCATCTCCCAAGTGCTCACTTTTGCGGGCCTGCTCAATGGGCCGGTTCCGGACACCATCGGAGCTGGTGAAGTGCCCTGTGCAGCTCTGGTAGGGGAGAACGGATACCTGATACTGAACGATACCATTGGCCTCGGAGCCAACGGCGTCGTGGGGACAGACGACACCGCCAGCCTCTACTGCGACAAGAGCACGGTGGGGGCAGTACACGAAGACGGTTGGGGGATTCTGGGTCTCTTCTCGACCGCTAATCTCAGCTTCAGCAAGGCTCTGGGAGTGACAGAGGGGGTCCATACCGGTGGGGCCGTCGGTATCGGGGTTGGGGTCCTCGCCGGGGCTACTGCCGAAGACCTGAACTTCCAGGCCACCAACAGCCTCTTGTCCGGCACCTGTCGTTTTGTCGGGGCCGCGACGACCGGGGACATCAACATCACGGCTGGTGCTACGGTTCTCAACGATTCCGACGACTTCGTGCTCGTCGGTGCCAATGTCAATTACACGCACATGGCCATGCTCGGTGAGACCGAGGGCGATATCCTTCCTGTATGGCCTCTCGCTCCTGTCGCTGGGGGCGCGACCTACCCAGTAACGGACCGAGTCACCATCGTTCACTGTGACCCAACGGCAGGGGCCATCGAGGTGCAGCTTCCAGCCACCCCAGATACGGGTAGGTTGGTGGTGGTCAAGGATGGGACTGGGCAGTCCGGTGTGAACAACATCACGGTCCGGGCAATGGGGGCTTACGTCTTCAGTGGCGGGCTCGGCGGCGGGGTCACTCACGTCATCAACACGCCTTGGGCGGCCCTGACCTTCTACCCCTACAACGGGGAATGGTACGCAGTCTGATGAGCGGGGCGCATGGTTGACCTCACCTTCATCGACCCGGCAGATTGCTGGGACACTGGACCTTTTGGCTTTGGGCCGTTTCCGCGCCCCTGCCAGTCCGTCGTGGTGTGCCCGCCTCACCCGGAGTCTTCTGGATACGGTGGCGTAGGTTGGGCAGAGAACCCCTACAGCCCTCCGCCTGAGGGAGCGGCCTACGGTTTCTTCCCCTACGGTGGGTCGGGAGACTTCTCGGCTCCTCCAGTCCCCGTCTCGGGTGGTTACGGTGGCGACCCCTTCGGACTGAGTGGCTACGGGTCTACGGACATTGTCCCTCCCCAGGTCACATCGGCGGTGAGCATCTCAGGATGGGAAATCGAGGTCTTCTTCTCAGAGGAGATGGACCCGACCAATTCAGACCTGCTCGACCCTGCCTCTTACGAACTGGCCCCCATCGCAGGTGCTTCTCCTGTGGTGGCTGTAGAGAGCGCTCGCGTTGAGACCCGAGTGGACAGCACTCCAGGTTCCGGGGTGTTGTCGGTTCTTCTCCAGCACACAGGGACAACCTTGGGTGGGGCGTACCGCCTGCGAGTGACGGGTCCGACGGATATGTCCGGGAACCCGCTGCTCGAAGTGGACTCGTTCCTTCTGTGCCGTGGGGAGGCTCCGCCCTACATCGTCACTCCTCTGGACCACGAGACGGTCCGGCTCACGTTCGCTTACCCCATGCTGGTCTCTGCGCTAGAGCCGCATCCGGGGCACGGCATCGACGCGCTCTCTTCCTACTCGTTCACTTCCGACCCGGTCTATCCCATCGAGATATCGGTGCGGGCCGTCGAGCACCCCTTCGAAGGGGACGCGGCCAAGGTCGGGATGACCGTCTACGGCATGACGGCGCTCACCTACACGAGCATCATCACTGACGCAACGGCGCTAGGGTACGACGGCAGCGCTTTGCCATCGGCGGCGACCGACTGCGACGGGCAAGAGCAGCACGCCACCAACGGGACATCCGAAGTCTTTGGGGGCATCCTGAGCCTGAGTCGTCCCGGTCCGACTTGGGGACCTTACGGCTGGTCCTTCTTTGAGCCGACCTCCGGGGACTGGGCGCACATCACCCCGAGCGCCACGACCCGCATGGACTTCACCTTCGATGCCGGGCAAGGGCTCTACAGTCCGCCGCTCGACCACCTGACTGACTTCACATTGGCAGAGGTGGTGTTCCAGAACGGCCCCACGTTGCAAGGGGAGGGTGTTCGAGTTGGGTTGCGGCGCGATGCCTCGGGGAACGATAGGCTCCGGTTCGTCAACGGCAGCTTCACGGCGGAGGTGGATGCCGATTGGTCCACCGGCACGCACATGCTGTCTCTCGTGTGGAACCAGAAGGCTCAGACGGCGGCACTCCTGTTCGACGGGCTGCCTGTGGCCGTGACCCCAATGACGAACCTCGACCCGACCGACGATGCCGGTCCTGGGGTGACGTTCCTGTTCCTCGACGCACCTACGGCGGTGACGGGCTTCCAGATTCAAGCGGTGGCCGCTACGTCCACATACACGGTCTTCTCGGAGGCGTGGAACTTCCTCCATAACCACGAGACGGAATTCATCGGCTCCGCCGAGAATACGCGGGACTGGCTCCTAACCAAGAGGGGTCCTCTCGTCAAGGGCTGGGGAGACGCGACTCCAGCGACCAAGCAGGACGTGACCGTCACGGTCAATGGGACCGAAGTCGAAGTGGAGGGGGTGAACCCGTACACGGGCAAGGTCACGCTCTCGACGCCCATCCCCTTCCTGCCTCCGGGCGAAATCGACGTGAAGGTGGACTACAAGTGGTTCGCCACTCCGACGATGGAGCTGGCGGGCCTGAACACTGAGGGTCTCATCCTCAACAAGTGGGACCGTGGCGTGGGGCATCACTCTCCCGCAGCGGTAGACCCTGTGGGGCGTGGGGCGGCGGATACAGCACGCTTCCCGATGGCAGTCGTGCTCGGGCCGATGATTCGACCTGAGCCCTTGCTCATTGGACATCGGTACATGGGGTTCGAGAAGGAATACTCGTCGATGCTGAACAGCCCGGCGACGCTCTTGCTTAATCGAAACCCGCATCAGTCTTCGACGGATGCTTTCGAGGCAGAAGTCACAGGGGAGTCCGTCTCCTGGGAGGCCACTGCGAGCCCTACCGCAAGCGACCCCTCCTGGACGCTTCTGGGGACCGACGCGGGCGCTTACAACGTCGGGGAGGGCACCTGGACCCTCATCGACGACCAGAACGGCTCTTACGACCCCGACGACCCTCAGGTGGTGGTCTACTCGCGGGAGCTGGACCTGAGCTTCCCCTCAGCGGTCACGGTCAACTCGCGCTTCTACATCCCGGACGTTTCGGCGGTGGTCCCGGACGGCGTGTTCACGGGCGTGGGCTTTGGCTTCCATAACAACCACGAGCTGTACCTCGTGGGTGCCTTGCTTGTGAACGGCCTCCAGCACGTTGGGATGTTGCTCGACCCACGCTACCTATATGAGGTGGGGTCGTGGACCATCGGCCCTATTACGACGGGGACCATCACCGATTCGACGACCATGAGCGTACCCACGGAGGAGGTGCCGACCAACCTCCAGGACGGGGACCGTTTCCAGATTCTTGAGGGCACACAGATGGGGGTCTACACGGCCACCCATGTCGTAGCTCAGTGTGATGGGACAACGACCCTCACGGTGAGCCCGGCTTTCCCAGAGGACCCGACCAAGTGGGACAACAATTACCCGACGGTCATCTTCGAAACGCCTTGGGACGGTTTCTCCACCTATCGGCTGGTGGCGGACCCGGACCTGAAAACAGCGGTGCTGGAGATGTCCGGCACCACGACCTCGCATATCGTGACCATCGACGGGAACGTTCCGGCTCTGTCGATGGCTGCCAACACCTCTCTGATTCTGGACACGAGCGGGGAGGGACAGGTCTTCTTCGGTTCCCTGAGCCGTCGAGCACTCAACACGAGCATCTGGTCCTTCATGCGCTATGGGCTCGTCACGGACCAGACCTTTTTCCGCAGTCATTCGAAGTCGGTGTCCACGGAAATGGGCGTCCTGCCCGAGGAAGACCCCAACTGGGAATGGTTCGCACGCCAAACTTTCGGGTACTCCGAAATTGAAACTTCGGGCGATGCCCTGCTCCTGAAGGCTACAAGTAGCTCTGAAAGTCACAACTTCAACTTTGGGTACGAACGAATCGAGCCTTTCTTCGTTCCTGACTCAAACTTGGACCTTCAGACGGAATTCCGTGTTGATACCGGGACGTTGGGCGCTGGGGATGCAGAGATTGTCCTGAACGACGGCAACCGGGAAGTCCGGCTAGCGACGCTCCTGTACGCCAAGTGCCCTGGGCAGCACTGTTACCGCAGGCTCATTCAGATTCCTTCCGTCAGCGTCACTGGCGTCCTCGAACCCACTGAGCAGGACTGGACCAAGGTCGTGGCCTCGACGGCGACGGGCGCGGTCCACATCTCGGACTTCATCACCTCACAGTCGGTGGGGGAGCATCTTCGCTACACGGCCTCCTTGGACACGAGTGCTCTGTGCTACGGCGACTTGGGAGACCGGGTGTTCGAGGCTCGATTTGCTGTGGACGCAGCGACCCTGGTGGCTGGGGTGTCCGGTATTTTCATCGGAACCGACATCGGGCCGCTCAATTACTACGTCGAGCTGCGCCTCATCGACGGCGGTGTCCGGCTTCGGGATGCAGTAGGGACGACGGTACAGGACTACAGCTTCGCTTGGAACGATGGCGAGTTCCACACCTATCGTGTCGTGTCTTCGCAGGGTGTTGTGTCCCTCTTCTTGGACGACGAGGTACAGACCCCGACCTTGCTCGGCAGCCAGTTCCCCGGTGGTAGTGGGGGGAGCCTTTGCTACTGGGGCGTCTATGACGCGGCCTTTGGGACTAGCAGCACGATTCGTTGGCGGTCACTGTCCTATTCTCTCTTGCCCCCACCGGATACGTTCCGGACGCTCGGCGTGTGGAAGGGCGGAGACACGGACGATATCGACAACTGGGAAATCCCGCGCACAGACGCCACCAACGCCCCCAACTCGGCAGCGGTGGGTCCAATTGTCGAGAACATGGACTGGCGACAGTTGATGGAGGTTCGCATCCTCCGCACCCCAACCTGGGGAGTAACGGTCTACCGCCCGGACATGCCTGTGCCTCCATATTGTCCTCCGGCGATTGCGGGCACGGTGAACCTCCGCGAGACGACGGTCTCTTCGGCAGGGTGGATTAACGTCGAATATCCCGCTCTGCCTCGGGTCCCTTCCACGTTTGGGTTTGTGGGCTTCGGTTCCTTCGACTCACGCTCCATCACGCAGCAGCGCTGGGACTACATGCGCTACCGGCTCTACAAGGTGGCGACGGCGGACTACATCCAGCCGCAGGGCATGGTCCTGAACAGGGCCAACGTCATCTCTAGCGGCGAGCGCACGCAGGACGTGACCTACGAGCGCGTCGCTGTGCAGACCCTCGATACCCGGCGTCTTTCCCTGCGCCCGACCCAGATTTACGCGAGCAGCGTCTACAAGGTCGTGGATGGGGACACCATCTACACCTACAAGCAATACACCTTCGATGAGGACTCGCAGGTCCTCACGATGGGCCTCGACTCGGATGGGGACGAGTACCTGTTCTCTGGCGAGCACGCTTCGGTGGAAGTCATCTTCGTCGCAGGCAAGCCCTCTATCACGTACCTCGAAACTCAGCCGCTCCTGGATAGCGTGACCCTGCTCAATGAGGGCACGCCTCCCGTACCCAAGAGCCAGATTGGTGCCGACGCCTCCGACCGCTATGAAAGCCTGGAGTTCATCGAGGTAGACAACGACGGCCAAGAGGACCTCCTCTCGGCCATCTGTGAGGGCACCCTCCCGCAAGGCTTCTCGGGCTACGACGAGGACTGCGGGGAGGACATCTACACGAGGTCGGACGAGTCCGTAGGGAGCATCGGAGGGGACCCTCTCGACGGTGCCGGGGCCAGCAAGGACTTGGTGACGACCGGCGAGAAGGTCGGCTGCCCCGTCGGCGCTCAGGTCATCAAGCTCTCCGGCACGATGTTCTGGGAGGACGCCCGGACTCCGAAGCAGCCCGCGATGGAGCAGGGCGGCTCGATGCCCGGCAAGCTTTTGTTCGCTTCCGGTGGCGGATACCTGGGGCCAGTCGTGGATGGCGACGGCAACCCCATCGGCACGCAAGCACTGGGTGGCACTCTGGGTCCGGGGACCGTGCTCCTCTACCCGAACTACCCCTCCACCAGGGCGCGGGCAGGTCGAGGCGAAGGCCGCATCCACCAGCGGACTGACTGGTACATGCGTCTCCGCTCGGTCGTCTCCGTGCCTCCGGGTTCTGTGGGCTCCACGGGCTCCTTGGGTCCGGAGTCTGCGGGCTCAGAAGAAGTGCCCCTCGACGAGGACTGGGACTGGGTAGGGACCGACAACACGCCGCCGTCTCGCCCGGAGAACTGGACGCGCAACCCCGACGGCGTGGCTTCGAGCGATGGCCTAGGAGCTGCACTGGCAGTCCTCACAGGAGCGGGCAACTTCTCGCACCTTGGGCCGTGGGGTGGCATTGACGGCCTCATCCCGACGATGGACAGCGGCTACTTCGAGTTCCTCACGACGGACCCCGATGCTTTGGACGGCGTAGAGGTCCGCATTGAAGAAGAGGTGTCCGGCTCCTTCGTAGTGCTCACGGGTCGCAAGGTTCCTGTGGCATCTACCGATTTCGGCGTGCTTGTGCAGCCGCATGTGCAGCTCGCGGCGCTCATCAACACGCTCATCCCGGTTGCTGCCATGACAGCCGTCTCGGGCATTACCTTGGCTGGCAGGCCCTCCGTCATGGTGGAGTCCTCTCAGGTGGTCAGCACCTCCTGGCTTCCTACCCTTACGACCTACAGCCCCACCCTCCTCACATTGGTCGGGGTATTGCCGGATGCTACGCCTCCTCTCGTTGGGGAATCTGGGGTCCTCACAGGTGGTGTGGGCATCACCCAGAGTTCTTTGCTCTGTGGAGGGTACTCGACCATTGAAGACGGCGAACATCAGCCGCTCCTTGGTATGGTGTGCCAGGGCGGTGCCGCGTTGCCTCTGGGTACTGAGACAGTCCGGACCCTTCGGGCGGCCACTCCCTGAGTCAATAGAGCGCCTATCCTCGCGCACAAGTAGGTACGTCTGCCGCTGCTCGGCTACAGCATAAGGGAGAAGGCTCATGCCTCACGTTCTCCAAGACAAAATGCCTCGTGGGTCCGATGCTTTGCGGGGGATGGCTCTCAATATGGGTGTGCTCCACGAAGCCTTCCCCTGTGGTCCACACAAGGGTCAAGTCTTCATCGAGATGCGTCATGCCCAGACGGGTGAAATGCTGGAGAGGCGGGAGCTGACGAACATCATCACCCGCGATGCTGGGATTCTGGCAGCCCGACTGTTCAAGGACAGCCAGGAGCCTACTGCGGGGCGCAACAACGGGCTCATCATGCTCGGCGTTGGCACAGGGGCTCCCGGAAATCTCCTGTCCCCGAACGCGCCAACCCGTGAGCAGCGCCGTCTCGTGACGGAAATTGGCCGCAAGGCTTTCTCCGCCACGCAGTTCCGCAACACCGACGGAATCGCGGTGGCCTACCCGACGAATATTGTGGATTTCACCGCGACCTTCGGAGAAGGGGAGGCCGTCGGTCCGCTCAACGAAATGGGCTTGATGTACACCCATTCGCTGAGCCCGGCCACGAAGAACCCTATCGAAAACGGACCCGGAACCACGAGCCCCACTTACGACGCGACCATCGACGTGACGGGCTACGACATCCTGGTGAATTACTTGACCTTCTCGGTCATGACCAAGCCTTCGATTGCGGTGATGAGCCTCACATGGCGGCTCACCTTCTGACGGGGGCTTCAGGGAACCACGACACGAGACTGGCTGAGGCCGAGGGAACGACATGGCTGTAAAGGACCGCGACAAGAATTACGACGGGCTCGGCACCTCGGGGAGCACTGCCGAAACCCCGAACACCGTGTCCCGAAACCTCAAGACTGGGGACCGGGCCTTTACCGATGTCATCTGGCAGTCGGGCAAGCCGGTTCTCGACTCGGAGATGCAGCTCGGTCAGGACGCAGCGTTCTGGGAGAACTACCTCCTGCGTCGCTGGCAGGCTCCTTCAGGCTGGCTTCGAGGGCAGAGTCGCTACGACTGCTACTGCGACTACACGTTGGAGCTGGCACCCGCAGGAGTTGTCGATGACAGCGACGATAGCGGGTCGGTCGGGGACTCAGTTGGGACTTCTATCGGGTCGCTTGGCCCAGGTTCGGTTGGTGGGGAGTCCCACATCTTGGCCGACCGTACCATCATCGACGCCGTGCTGCTTCCGCGCCTCGAAGCGATGGTCGCAGGACACCCGGTTGTCGTCGAGTACACGAACACCCGCACCGAAGGCTATAACCTCGTCACGCTCGACACGCCCCGCATCTACGATGGCTCGGAAGCGTCTCTCAAGCGCACAGACTTCCTGTTCCTTGAAGTCTGGGTCACGCTTGTGGCTCCCAGCGTCAAGGCCAGCGGTGCAGTCCAGGTGGCTTCGAACACAGACCTCACGGCAGGCGACATCCTCAGCATCAATGGGCTCCCGTTGACAGCGATTGCAGGTCCCGCAGGCGTGGACCAGTTCACCATCGGGGCGAACGCAGATTCAACAGCCATCAACATCTCGGACGCCCTCAATGACGTGGCCAATTCCTACCACACGGTCGTCGCGGCTCACTACAACTCCGACACCGTGACCATCGAAGCGGTGCTCCCTGGTGTGGCGGGCAACTTGCTGCCCCTCAGTGTGGTGACGGCGGTGGTCGGTTCTCTAGCGGTGTCCGGGGCAACCCTGACAGGCGGAGAAGACCGGCCCAACAAGCCCACCCAGACATCGCTTTACCGGCACGGGAACGTGCTCTCCCCAGACGTGGTGGCCCTCCTGGACGACATCATGGACCCGGTGGTCAACACGGAGTCCACGCAGCGGGTCCAGGTCCAGTACCGCATTCGAAACACGGGCACTTCTGAAGCCATCAACTACAAGAAACACCCGGACGGCTTCTCAAACCTCATCCTAGGTCCTCCGGACTCTCCTGCGGTCTTCTCCCAGGGCGCACGAAGCAACGTAGCTTCCCCGACCAACGTCGGTGGTGGTCGCTTCTACCCCTTGGTCCCTGCGGACAAGGTTTCGACGTGGGGCAACTCGGACGCCGCAGCCTATGGTGTGGAAGACACCGGCCTGTGGATTGCTGGAGACGGCTCCGAGCAAGCAACGCTCGACCTCGGGACGCTGGACGGTTACGTCTACGCCATCCCGCTGGCCTTCGTGTTCCGGCACAACGATGTGTCCACCAGTGCGGCGGCCTTCAAGGGCTGGGACCCGCGAGCAAACGCCAACGGTGCTCCTCGCTACCAGCACTCGGGCTACGCGGGGCCAATGGGAGCCATCCCAGCAGGTCTTTCGGACCGCCCAGACGGCGAGTTCTCGGACATCATCACCCAGAACAGCCTGCTGGACCTCCGGCGACACATCAGCTTCCCTGGTCAAGACCTCGCGGGGCAGCTCCAGTACCAGATGCAGTCGCTTCTCGACGGTAGCCTGCGAACGTGGCAGGTGGACATCGCTTCGAAGCAGACGATGGGCGGTGACTCGGGCGACGTGTCCACTCGCTACCTCGTGTGCAACGAGATTGGTCGCGGTGCTGACGGCTCTCCGCCCATCTCGGGAGACACGGAGCGTGGCGAGTTCATCCGTAACTTCGACCATGTGTGTCGTCGCTTCGGCTCGCAAGGTGTCGTAGAGCGCGTCGTCATCGCCTTCTATCCCGGCGACAGAGAGACAGCACCAGCTCATGGGGCCGGAACCATCAACCCCGGCAAGTACGTGGACAAGAACCCGCTGGGTTCAAGCAACGTTTGGTACCACGAGGATGCGTTGCACCTCGACCTCGACAACTTCGATGTGACCACCCTGGGAACCATCTTCCAGGGTTTGGACGGCGGGGGCACCTCGGGCATCGGCCTTCCGGACCCGAACTTCACCCGCTTCTGCCCTCCCGGCACGGTCATCTCGGACGTGCTGAGCATCTGGCATGACGACGGGCACTACACGACTCCGGTCGCGCAGAATGTGGAGCCCACCCTCATCGAGGGGCTCGGGACGACACATCTTTACGTCGAGTTGGACTACAACGACCGCGTGGTCAACGGCGGTGACTCGGGGAACGCCGACCACCAGATGGTCGGGAACGCTGCTGGCCCCCTTGTGGGCTCTACCCGCCGCATCTTCATTGAAGTCGAGCTGACCTATCCTTGCGGGGACAACGGGCTGACCGACACCCCTGACCATCCGGTCACGCCGGATGCCGTGGTCTATGACGGCTCCGGCCCGGCTGGTCCTGGAGCAGTGGTAGAGAACTCGCCTGCTCAGAGGCCCAACGACTTCGAAGACTTGCTCGCGCCTGAGTTCCGTGAAGGATTCCGCGAGACCATGCTGGAGTACGTCCCGAACAACACGTTGGGGCACGCTATCGGGGACAAGCAGCCTGGAGTGCCTGTCCAGGACTACCTCGTCAGTGCCACGAACCGAACCATCTACACGCCACGACGCCTGTATGGCGGCGCTGCCATCCCTGTGGTTGAGGACGCTGTAGCAGCGGTAGCACGGACAGTGGACACCGCGACGACGGAATACGGGAGCAGCTCCCGGCTTCTGGCCTTGTCCCAGAATCTCTCCGCCGCACAGTGCTTGACCAAGGTGGACTATTTCGCTCAAGACCCCATTCCGAACTACGGTGCGGACGGATACCAGCTCTCGGTCTACTTCCGTTCCAATGTGCCGCAGACGGCAGGTGTCAAAGAGGGCGCCATTGGGACCACGGATGACGGGGTGCTCCCCACCTCTTTGTCTGTCGAGCCGTTGTTCACGGGCATGAACCTCTGGACGGGACAAGTGGGCATGGGCTCGGTGGACTTGCCGTATCCCTACTCCGCTCCGCTGGACCCCATCGCCATCAACGATGGGTCCCCGTTGGTCGTGGCAGACCAAGTCGCGGGCACGACGCAGGAGTGGTACTACTGCGCGACTGCCGACATCACCATCGACGACTTCAACGCTTCGACGGGCTTGCTCGCTTTGCACCCCTTCGTGCAGGCGGACGGCCAGGATGTTCTCGAAATCGGCGGCCCCACCAATGCGCAGAAGCCTCGCAAGGACGCAGAGTTCCGGGCCTACTACCCCTTCGTGGCCGATGACGCTTACCGGCCCACGGTGATGTCCCAGCCCTACTATGGGGCCGTGCGGCACAAGGTCTTCTTCCCGATGCTCGCCCGTGCTGTCGAAGACATCCCCGGTGTGGACGGCGGACTCCTGTTCCGCAAGAACGAACTGCTTTTGGTGGTGCTGAGCCGCCATGCCGAGCTGGACGACGAGAACACCGTGCGGCTCACCGACAACGTCAACCGCACAGCGGTCGGGGTGTACCGCACCCGTAACCTGCTGGTGGTCGTGGGCGATAAGGTCTGTAGCTGAGGAGACGAAGATGCCGCGTAAGGTAGACCCCGGCACAATTAGAATTGGTTCAGGCCGGACGGCTCCTGACGAGAGCCTGTACTCTCTCAGTGGTGTTCCTTCTGTCGGTCCGGCCATCGGGGACAGCGAATACGACGGACCGTTGCCCGCAGGTGATGGGTCCTCTCCGCTGGAAGCTCATGTCCACGACCCGGCAGGGGCACACCCGGCAGCCGCTATCAGCACTTCGCCGTACCCGGACTTGCTCTTGGGCTCCCGAAACGTCCAGATGTCTCTGGATGCTTTGACGGCGAACGTCCTTTCCATGCCGACGATGGCGGGGGTGGTGAGGACGGACCGCTTCTGGACCTGCATCCCGAGCTGGGGCGCTCTTGGTCTTCGAGACGACAACCTCTTCAAAACCACGGAGGGGGCGTTTATCGCGGACACCGACCCCTACGTGTATCCGCCAGCGATGAACGCTCCGGACCTCGTGTACCCCTACTATTTCACGGCACCCGCCCCTACGTTGGACAACAACGGAGTCTGGCGGAAAGCCCCTAGCTACAACGACTTGGCGGCTAGCTTTGTGAGTGGTGAGTCCGTGCCAGCCGCATACGATGACTTCCGAGGCGGAGAGCTAGCGGAGACGTGCCAGGACCTCATGGTCTGGAACTTCGATTCTGTCCTCGGCGGTGGTTCCGGGCAGGCCCATGCAGGAGCGTTCACGGACACTGACGGGTCAGTGCGCCGGACGACGTGCATCTTGCCGCGACTGGCGGGCAGCGTGGCGGCCTACGAGCATTTCCAAGCCTGTCTCACAGGCAACATCTTCCCGGCAGACAGGGGAGTGCTTGCGCTCATCCACTGGCCGCATGGCGGCGAAGTGACTGACTTCCTCGCACAAGACCTGCTCGACCGTGTAGTAGCCGCTCTTCTGATGGGCCAGGGGCTCACAGGCGGTGACTGCCTTCGTTGGGACGAGTCTATCGGGGCTCCCGTGTCCTGTGATGGAGACGCCGGGGGTATCTTTGCGGTGGGGACGGATGCAAGCGGGAACTACGACCCGATGGCCTACCCAGGGCAAGCGTCGGGCCAGTACACTCTGAACGAGATTCACACCGGCATTTCGACCATCGACCCGGCACAGCTCCCGGCCCCGTGGAACGATTACAACGGAGATGGGACGGTTGGGGCAGCCCGTGCGCCTAACTCGGATGTGCAGGCTCCAGGGCAGGTGCGATTGGGGACCGTGGCGGCGGTCCTCTGTGGCGAAGCCCCGGTGCTCCCCTACGGTATCCCGATTCTGGGTGCAACACACGACGCTTACGAGGGCTACGCGATTCACACGAGCACGGTGGACAGCCACTACGCCATTGGCATGACCTTTATCGAGGAGAGCAACTTCTTCTCGTACCGTCTGCCTGTGGCAGGTTCGTACAATGAAACTTCGGGTATTCGGTTCACTCCTCGGGGCGTGGACCCTCTCGACACCCGAGAGACGGCGCGGTACTTCAACCTGGAGTCTCCCTTCGACCTGAACAGCGACCTCGTATACGAGTGGGAAACCGCAGGCCCCACCTACAAGCTCCTTTCGGCAGGGGCCTTTACTTGGGGAGCTTCTCTCGACGAGACCGACTCCTCGGGCTTCAGCACTGATTTCGACACGCCCTTTATGCGGGACGCCTGGAATTGGCAGCTCGCCAAATACCGCCACTCCTTCTACGTCAAGGACTCGGACACTACGGGGACCAAGGGGTCCTTCTGGTTCCTGCACTTCAAGTCAGAAAATGACTTCGAGAAGTTCGTGCGGGACGGCATCATGCCGGGGGACGTGGCAGACGGTTACGAGCTGTACGGGGCCTACCCGCAGGATGGTATCGAGGACTACAAGAACATCGTCAACGAGGACACCGATGCGGAAACCTCTCCACGAGGTCCCGCTCCGGAATACGGGCACGCCAGCCTGAGCACGTACCTGAACAAGACCTCGGTCTACGTGGCGGACGAGGATGACGAAGACGACATCGACTTCGACACCTACGCATGGGACTTCACCGACAACGGCGTCACTCAGATGCGGTGCTCCGGGGTCTCCTACTACAATCCGCTCGAAATTGTCCTGGCAACGCCCAACTTCGTCATCGACAGCTTGGACGCCACCATCAACGGGGCCAATCATCCGTGGGACAGCGTGTACCGAACGGATGATGCGGCCTTGACCGCAGACGCCAACCCGGCTCTCCTGAGTAGCCCGAACCCGGCGTTCCTTTCTGTGGGGCAGTTCGTTTACAGCTCCCTCCCTGACGTGTCCGTGGGAGTGACGGATACTGACTGCATCCGGCTTCGTAGAATCGAGTTTCCCTTCACCTACTTGGGGGCTTTCACGGAAGCCGTCGGACCGGTCTTTGCCGACAGCCTCGCCATAGGGCTCGCAGGTGGGCAGACCATCACCCCTCAGGGCGATTACGGTTTGCCGTCCTTCTCTACGAACGCACGCCCCAGAGCGTTCGTCAGGCGGCCTCTCACGGCTTCCGACCCGATTTACACGGCCCAGCCTGCCTACGCCCTTCCGGACGGCTCAGGCAAGCCTCTGGAGCTGGCTAGTGGGGATGCGGTCCTGTTCCACTCGACTCAGTTCCATGTCAGCGCGGGCTCAGGCTTCGGCATTTTCGGTAACTTCCAGCCTGCGGTTCCCGGCCCGGCCTATGCTTCGCTGGCAACGTCGGACAAGGATATCCAGGAGCGGTTTCTCGACGAGGTCTACCGAATCAAGACGGACTTCGGTGGGGTGACAGGAGACACGCAGCTCATTGGTCCAGGTATGCAAGGCTGGGCGACAGGGTTCATCGACGTGCCGGTACGCATGGGGCACACGGTTGTCGCGGCATGGCAGCTAGCTTCTTGGCTCCAGACTGCTGACTACAGCGATGACGACGCCTTGAACACCTTCCCCACGGAGCTTCAGGTAGCAGGGCTCCCGGACCGTAACCCCCCTGTCTCGGACTGGGTCACGGCCCCCTTCCCGTCGGCGGGCGTCCTTCAGTATCCGAAGACCGACTACTCCACTGGGTTCCTTCCGGGCGGAGCGGTCACGCAGCCGGACTATTCGAGCTGCGCGGGGACGAGGGAGTACATCCGGTGCTTCGACGTGTCGAACATCAATGGGGGTAGCGGGGAGCAGCAGTGGAACATCGAGGGAAGCTCCCTCGCGACTCTGCGTATCGACGGCCTGACCCTCAGTGATTTCGCTTATCTGGCTCCGGGTCCGGGTCATGTCTCCAACGGCCTTGCCATCCTGGTCAAGGTTCCGGGCTTGACGACGTGGTTGGACTTGGGACGCGCCGATGGCGCAGGCCCCAGCAAGCAAGACCCGGCGCGGGACGGTGCCGGATGCCGGGTGGCGGGCGAGTACACCTTCGACAGCACGGACCAGGAGTCAGGGATACGTTTCTGTCAGGTGCGGCTGAACATTGGTCCCTATGCGACGTTCCAGAAGAACACGAATCAGACGGTGCCGCTGCTGGTGAAGGTAGTCATGCTCGACCCGGCCACAACCCTCTCGGGAAAATTCGACATGAACCATCAGTACGATGATGGGTCCGTAGGGGCAGGGTGGTCCGGAGTGACCGGAGCAGGCATCAGCACCACAGAGGTTCGCGGGATTACGGGCATTCGGGTCATTCGGGAGTCCGAGCTGGCTTCAATACCCACGCCTAGCGACGGCTGAGCCGGTGGTCTGGCTATAGTTCTGCTGGAATAGGCAGCCGGAGTTAAATATGCCCTACGACGACGATACCCAGAGCACAAACCCGAATACCTCCCTGGGAGCGGACCGCCTGACGAACAAGAGTCAGACAGGGCGCGCACCGTGGCAGGAATACATGGGCCGCCTCTCGGCGGTTCCCGCAGGCAAGATTGTCCAAGCCGGTCTCGTGACGCAGGGGTTTGTCGGGTCCTGGGCAGGGTCGTGGGCCAAGGACCACATCGTTGTTCAGAATGACCAGCAGGCTCAGCTTTCGGATTCCCCGAACACCATCCAGATTGTCCCGAACTTCCTCGGGCTCATGGGGATGCAAGAAGTCAACTTCGCTCCCTACGCTCACCGCACCAACCGATTCGGCTCGAAGGGCGGTTCTCTGCTCGGACACCCCATCTCTTTTGGGGTGGTCGGCCCGACGGCGAAGAACGCTCAGGTCAACTGGCAGTGGGTGGTCACGGACAACAGCGGGACTCCTGCCGGGGACCGTATCGAGCTGGACACGGTAGAAGCGTTCAACCTCACCGCAGGCGTCGCTCCAGGAGCTTTCGCACAGACTTTGGAGGAGTGCTACGGGTTCTCGGCGGCGACGTGGGAGGCACGTTTCCCTGGAGGACTGTACGTGGTCCTCTCCGTGACAGGCCAGAGCGGGGAACTTGACGGGAATATCGCTGGGCTGGGCGGCGTGGGTGATGGGTTCATCAACGACACCGCCACCCGAGTGGCTATCGAAGCGGAGTCCGTGTCTTCGTACTACGAAATCTTCCGGGTCATCGACATCGACCCAGCGGACCCCATCCTCGTTCTCGACCCAGGGAAGCGGATTACGGACCACTTCGATGTCTCTCTCATCGGCTTGCCCATCGTCCGGTCGGTCATGTTCATCGAGCCCAAAGCGGCCCGGTGTGTCGCTATTGCGGACTCCGCAACGGCTAAGACGAAGGCCAGCACCTTCGCCATTGTATCCCCGGAGAGAGCGCTGCTGTCGGACAACCAGTATCCCTACGTCGATTGGACCAGCGCGACTTTCCAAGAGGACGGCATCCCGATTACGTGCGACGGGAGCAACCCGCTAACTCCTTGGGACTATATCCGAGGCCCGGTGCTTCCGGTTCCAAAGCCCAAGTCTTTCACGACGGGTCAGTGCCTCGGTTACAACGGCGACCCCAACCTCGCTCTTCTGGCGACGTCCTTCGGTTCCGGGCACATGGCCCTGCATATCGAATCGACAACCTTGGTTGCGGGTGAGGTCGTTCGCATCTCAGAAGTGGCTGTTCGAGGCGATGCCCAACTGGCGAACCTAGGGGCTGCGACGTGGCAAGCCTCCCTCGACACCTTGACCGGGTGGTTCGAGGCCCTAGAGAACACCACCGATGACGTTTGGGTCCTCCGGCGTATTGATGAATACGACCCCTCAACGGGCCGGGCCTACTGGTACCCTTCTGAAGCCTTCATGCTGGACCAGACGGTTCCCCCGGCAGTTGGGGACCACATCAAGTTCAAGATGTCCGTTCACGAGGCTGTCTCGGCGCTTTGGGAGGGCGACCACTTTGACTACGCCAAGGTGGACTCGGCACGCCTCAGCGTCCTCATCGACCCGAACTGGGTCAAGGGGAGCGTGAAGGCGTACCCCAACTATCCGGGTCTCGACGCGAACAGGGCGGACAGAGCCATCTTTGATACGGAATCCTCTTCGACAGGGTATGCAAATCCCGGCAACCTCTTTGACTTGGGGTTCCGGGCGGTCTTGTTCCCGGCCACTCTGAGCGAAGCTGGGGACATCATCCCGGACTTCAGCCGCCCGGTGGATTCGAACGAAGTAGTGCTCGACACGGGCAACGTACAATCCGAGAACCAGTGGGTCGAGGTGGACTACGCCAACGGAATCATCCGGTTGTCCGGGGAAGTCGAGTATGGCTCCGACCTGTACCCGACCGATGGAGGCGTCTTCACGCACGCCACCCAGAACCCTCGTGGGGAGCTGGTCATCTTCGTTTCCTGCGTGCCCTATTCGATGGAAGAGGGGCAGCTCGGGACGACCCCTCGTGTCGTCGGGGACAGCGCTCCCATTCTGCTAGGTGAGGGTGCGTGCGGAGAAGACGGAGAACTCCTGTCGGAGGATGCGGACGTATACGGGCAGCGGGTTTTCGCCAACCTCGTCACACCTCAGACTGTCTTGTCTCAGGTGTGCCCGGACCCGACGGTGGCAGCGGAGACCGTGCAGCTTGACGGGGAAATCGCGACCTCTCTCCCACAGACCGGCTTCTTCGAGATTCTGAGCGGGCTCACGCCACACGGCGAGCCTATCTACACCGATGATGAGGTCCGGGCTTCGACCTGGGGCTACTACGGTGTGTCCGAGGCAGCAGGTGTCACCACCCTTCACAACGTGTGGGGCGGAGAGGCGGACGGCAGCTCCTTTGTCCTTCCGGATGATGGGGACTTCGTAGCGGTGCTGAGAAGGCACTCCCAGCTTCCGGGCATCAGCACCGGGACCGTGGGGGCAGACTATCAGCAGGATACCGTCTACGGGCAAGCTAAGCGTGGGTCTGCTCTGCGATTCACCGACGCGAGCGTCACTGACAATCTCGACGGCTCCCTCACGGTGACGCCACGAGATACCGTAGCCAACACGAACACGGCCTTGATGGACGACCTGTTCTCTTCGTGGCTCCTGGAGGGAGGCGAGCTAGATACAAGCTCGGCAGTCTTCGGGGTCACGGTGGACATCCCCTACTCGGAGCACACCATCGTCTTCGAGGGGAAGCGCCTCACGCTCCCGGCAGGCGTCGTGTCCATCCCTGCGGTGGACGACACCTACTACCTGTACCTGGACAGCTCCGACACGACAGCGAGCTG